CTTGGCTCTGGTATTGCTGGATTGTTTGCAACGCCAACGGGTGGTGGCGCAAGCACAATCACAAACATCGGCGACTGGCTGAGCAAGACGTTTGGAAGTAGCGGTGGCACATCTTCAGGCGACGCGCTAAGTGGCTTGGGTGGCTTAAGCCCTAATGATTAAGGAATAAATCATGGTTACCAAAGTTGACGGAATTCCAGTATCGGGTGCATTACCTCCTGCTCCAAGCGGGTTTGGAGCGGCTGACCCTGAGGCGCAGCAAAAATTTAACGATGCGATTGCAAAAGTATTGTCTACGATTGAGAAACCTCGTGATATTCCTTGGTTCAAGATATCGCAAGCATTAGCTGAACCCGGTCGCACTGGTCATTGGAGCGAAGGCTTTGGTCGCGCAATGGGTGTTCTTGGCAAAGAGCAAGAGGCTGAAGAGGCTCGTGCGTTGCCAGTTGCTCAGATGCGTGCGCAGTTAGCTGGGCAGCAGCTTGAAGTTGGTAACAAACAAAGAGCTTTTGGGATGCTTGCTAACATGATGGGATTCCCTGATGCACAAACAGCCGCCAAAGCTTTGCAAACAGGCAATGGACTTTTTGGGCTTGGATCAAAATTTACACCAGATGCTTACGCTGCAATGGCAATGGTTGATCCAAAAATTGCTGATGTTGTAAAGAACGCCGCTGGTATGGATGTAGAGCGCTACAAGGCTATGATTGAAGCCACCAAGATGAACATGACCATTGCTCAAATGTATGATCAATTTGGAAAGGATGTCACAGATCGCTTTATGAGATTACAGGGAGGCATGACTCCCGGACAAGGCGGACCATCAGCGCAAACAGTACAACCTCCTGCTGGGCAACCACGCGCTACTGGTAAGCCTCCTGCTGCTGCAGAGACTCCTCAAGATGATGTCACTACCAGCCCGTATGTAGTTCGTGATGCAGACGGTAATGTCATTGACATTAAAGCTCAACCAGACCCAGATACAAATAAGCCAGTTGTAATTCAGGGTCAGCCAATAACTCGTCCAAGTTCTGATGCATCTGCACCAAAAACAGACGCTGTTCAGGCTGGAGTTGTACAGATAGCACCGAATAAATATAGGCTGTTGCCCAGTAATAGGGAAATTGTTGTTCCAGAAAATTATGGACCTAAGGACATTAGAGATTTTATTGCCAAGGAACTGCAAGTAGATCAGGAAATTTTCAAGAAAGCTGAGGAATTAGCTCTTCAGAAACAAGCTGAAGCATCGTCAAAACGAGGTGAATCGTTTCAGAAAAAGTATGACACTGTGGCTGGATTTGATTACAACACTGTTCAAACCAACGAGCTGAAAAATCGTGAATTGATTCAGCTAGTGAAAGATCATCAAGATGTCGTTGGTCAACTTGTTCATCAGGGTCCAATCTACGCTTTGCTTCAGGCTGCAGAGTCTGGGATAACAACTCCAATGGGATCATTGTCAGTCCCAGTTACTGAAGCAATGAACAAAATAACCCTTAATCCAGAAAAGCAAGCTGTTGCGCGAAATATCATACAGCTCATGTCTGATCTTAATCAGTCGATTATGCGAGCCGGTAAAGACATTTACGGACCGCAAATCTCCGCATACGATGCGCAAGAGATGGCTAAGCCCGGATTTAAGTCAACAGACCCGATGTCGTTTATTGTGTACTTGGCAAGCAAAAACCTTATTACTAATAAATACATGGGCGAGATGGCTGAAGCGCAACAAGATTATTTTGACAAAAATCCAAAAGCATCGACCTCGTCTTTCTTTAGCAGCAAAAACAAATCATACACAGACATTGTTGACCGCTATGGCGCAACGATGCGCGATTTGGTTGCAAACTCTCCATACAGGAAAAAATAGGACTGATCATGGATAACAAAGAGAAACCCAAGTCAGAGCTTGCCAACATTCTCCCTGAGTTTGTAGACAAGTCTGGTAATTTTTCGCTTCCTACATCAGGTTCTTTTTCGCCTGAACCAAACCAATCCGATAGGAGCGGAAATGTAGAGGTCAGTTGGTATGAAGACCCTGCTGCAAAAGCCGCAATTGTTGGCGGTGGCGCGGCGGCTGGATACCTTGGAAGCAAATTGCTTCCGCCGATTACATCTGATGTAAAGGCGGAGCGTAAGCTTTCTAGTTTGCTTGGTCAGCAAGGTGTTATTGGTCAGCAATTGGAAACTGCCAGAGCGCCTGTTGTAGCTGCTCAAACGGCTGCAGAAGCCGCTCAAATGGAGCTTAACCGTAATCGTATGCTCATGGAGGCGGTTACCAAGAGAGCGATGGATTTAGGCGTTGACCCAAGAGATTTTGTTAAAAGTCCAGAGCTATTTGAAAAGGCTATGGCTCCGCAAGCCGGTTATGGAGCAAAGAACTGGTTTAAGTCGGAATACGGCAATGTTAATCCGCTTGTGGAAAACAAATTGGTTGGCAAGGGCGGAGCAAAAGAAGCTGTTGGAAGTTTCATGGCAACTGAACCAAAGGCGCAGCAGGTGGTTGGTCGCACCGTTCAAGACCCTAGCGGACTATTTCGCACGGCGGGTACTGGACCTGAATCAACACGAGCTGGTCTAATGGTTGGAAATATTGATAAAACATTGCAAGAGGCTATCATTGCTGCAGAACGAGCAAAAGAGGCAGAGGCTGCAGCTCAGGCTCGCGTTAGCCCGAAGCTGCAATCCGATGCAGATAGGCTAGAGCGTCAAGTCGCTGGTCAGCGAGCTGATATGTTGGCGGCTGAGGCAAAAGGTGCTGGTGTAATGGACAGGATGGCAAAAATGCTGTCTGGCCCAAAGACTAGCGCAGGTCTAGGTGCTTTATCCGCATACCATTTATCACCAGCGTACAGAGAGCTAATGGAAGGTGATTACAAAAATGCCCTTTTGCACGGATTAGAGGGTGTTAGCGGTGCTTTAATGTTAGCCCCACACCCACTTGTCAAGGCTGCTGGTGTCGCTGCTGCCGCCCCAGCATTTGCTTACGAGTACGGTCCTTTGGCGTGGTCAGCTTTTCAGAAGCTGTTTAATCCATCAGGACAAAAGAAATAATTTCCTTGAGACCGTTCAGGGTCTTTTCGCCCGCCTAACCAGCGGGCTTTTTTTATGCGTTGCCAAGCGTGTGATTGATCAGTAAGTCCATCTGCAGGGCGAAGTCGTGGTGATCCTGATCGCACTGCTCATACCCGTCACGGTATGCCACCTCAAGCATCTTTGCACGCACAGACAGTGGACTTCTGTCCCCGTTGTCGTACATTTCAGCTTGTAGCTCGATGGCATCCCAATCAAGTTCAAGCTCGTCTATTGACTCCTGTCTGTCCATTTGCGCCAATCCTCCAGTGCTTTGGCTACCTCGGTATTGAGGGTGCGAACAAATTTAACGCATGTTTCACGCTCTTCGGTAGTTGCCTCTTGACGAGCCACCGCCTCAAGTTTACGCCCAAACTCCAGAAGGTCAACATCATCGGCATACAGCCCGTCGGGGTCTTTGTTGTGACATTCCAAGAATAGCTCTTTGATTTTTGCATCTGTGATCATCATTTGTGTCCTGTTTTAGCTTGCCAAAAGTGTAAAAGGTGGGTGAACATTGTCCATCCCTTCTGAAGTTCCTCTTCCGTCCATTCGTAGACGACTGCGAGACCCGGTACGGAGCGTGAGACGAATATGTTCGCACAGACCGCATTGGGTATTCCTAGCCCAACACGGTAGGCTGCGAGCTGCATCAGATGCTCGTCGTATCCCACTACATCGTCCTCGTTCTCAAAGTCCTTCGTCTTGATATCAACAACGATCCCACCAGCGTTCAGGGAGTGGAGGTCGCACTTCCCCCCAAAGCCCATGTCGTGGCTGAATGCACGCTCAGCGATCCAATCTTGCTGACCGTACTTGTCGTAGAGCTTTGCCGCAGTCACTGCAGTATGTTTGGGGTAATTGCCGTAGCCCTTACCCTCAAAGAAGCCCTGAATGGACTCGTGGATTTCCGTTCCCTTGTCGGCGGCTGCCTTGCCCTCCTCTTTCGAGTCACGGATGATGCGCTTGATGTAATCATTTTCGTCCTCATCAACGCCACGGGGGAGGGTGAGGGCTGCCATGAGTACCTGTTGCTGCATCCAAGCGATCAGGGCGGGCTTAGCCGCCATTCCAAGGATCGTGGTGACCGATGGTACTAGGTTGAGCTTTCGTGCGTCCCGCAGCGTTGTAGTGCGCTGCGAGCCGTCCTTGGCTTCGACTGTGTACATCGGCACACCGTCACGGGTGTACCAGTGGTTGGACTCAGACGCTCTGATTGTTGGTGTTTTCGCCAGCATTTGCTACCCCTTTGTGTCCACGGATTTTCTCTTTTGAGCCACTTGCAAGACGCTCAGCCTTCTTGCGCCAGTAGTATTGCTTTGCATACTCACGCTTTGATGGGTTGGTCTTTTGAATGACAGGCTTCTCTTCCTGAGAAGATTTATCCCTGACAGTGGCTGCGATACCGCTGACCAACAGTTGGCTCAGCCGCTTAGAGAGATTGGCGTTCTCCTCCTTGAGGGTGGCGATTTGCTGTTGAAAGATTTCCGCTTGTATCTGTATCTTGCGATTCAGGTCATTGAGCGTGTCGTGGAAGTATTGTTTCTCGTTGCTTGAAATAAACATGAGGTTTCCTTTTTAATTAACTTTTGTTACTGATTCATAAAAACTTTCGATGTTTTTGCGTTTATCTTCGCGTGCTTTATACCTGCGATGGCATTCAACACACTCACGATAATGACAATCCTTGATCAAAGGTTTTCCGTGCAACCATTTTGGGTAACTTGTTTCTTGGGTTATGCCTGACAATGTGAATTTTTCTATGCACTCATTGAGTGAACAGATTTTTACCATAGTGACAGGGTCTAAAAAAACAACATCAACTTTCAATGGTTTCAATTTTTTCGTAGTCATTTTGCTTTGTCAGCCAAATAGAACTAAAACGGAATATCGTCAGTATCAATCTCGACAGGCACAGCACGGGATGCAGATAATGTGTGTGGGTTGCGTGACTGGAACTCTGGGCTTGCCATGATCAGCTTCTTGACGCCCTCAGAGAGGCTCTCAAATATCTCACCGTCATGATCCTCGATCGAGTACATCGCAGGGGTGTTGTGTGGATCAGGAAGCCCAGCCTTTTTGAGGTGCGCAGGAACAGGCATGATGGCTTGGATGTTTGTGTATTCCTTGCCGTCACGACCTGCGTCACGGGAGACTGACAGCATCGCCCAGACGCCCAGTACATTCTTCAACTCAAAGCCACGCAGCTCTTCTGGCGTGAAGTCACGACCACGCCAAGTCTTCAAATCATTGCGCAGAGCTGACTTCTCTGACAGCGTGAGTGTGTAGCGCTTAGTGATAGACAGTGGCTCTCCCTTCTGTGTCACTGTAGGCTGTCCGTTCTCATCCTCTGACCACACCTCAAACTGAAGCATGATCTTGTGTTGAACCTTTGCCTGACCCATGTATTCCGTCTTCTGGCTTCCGAGGTCTACGATCTTGTAGCAGCGTGCAAGGTGCATCCCTGCTGGTACTGGCTGGTATCCGCCGCCTTCGTTTGCTTTAGCTATTAGTGACATTTTATTTTCCCAATTGGTTGATTAAAGGACGCTGATGTATTCCACATTCAAAACGGATGATGTTCCAATCATCCTCTGTAGCTAGACCCTCAGTGGCTCGTTCTATAGCCTCTTCGAGTTGCTCCATTCTTTCCAGCTCAAGCTGGTGATATTCGTCTTGCCTCATTGTTCCCTCGCCTTGAGCATTGCGTCGGCTACTTGATATGCATATTTAGCCATTGCATAATCGTCATCCCACCTCTCGTGTCGTGTGATTATTTGAGCTGCAAAAAAGTCACGCAGTGTCATGCCGGGGGTCATGTCGTCGTTTCGTACCCAAGTTGGGAATGCTGGTTGTTCAGTGTTCATCAATTTATCCCTTTAAATGACATGGAGGCGATTTCATTGTCCTCGTTCTTGAATGTGTCAATGACCACAAATTTTGCTGCCTCTAGTGCGCCAATAATTTCCAGCGAATCAAGGTCACGGTCATTCGATACTTTTTCTACGACCGCAAGAATTGAGTGAACTAAATATTGATAATTTTTCAAATCTTGTTTCATTTTGCTTCCCTTGTAAGTTGTAGTGCGTTCTCTGATCGAACGACTAATGTTTTGTAGTAGTCCCACTTCGCAATGGTCTCTGGGTCTTTGGACGGTGGTGTCCAGTTGCAGACTCGTTTCCATGTGCGTTGCACACTCGTTGCGGATGCGGGTGCATACGCTTTGTCACCATCTCTCAACATCATTTCTTCGGTCATTTCAACTCTCTCAAAATTATTAACGAAAACAGATTGTACACATGTTAATAAAAAAGTACAATATGATTTTGCAACAAACTTCAGGTGGATTATGACACTCAAAGAATACTTCTCAAAACAGCCACACGGGGCTATGACTGCTGTGGCTAAGCAGCTAGGTGTAACAAGGACATGGTTATCGCTGATAACCAATGGACATGCGGTTCCTAGCCCGATCCTGTGCGTAATGATAGAGCGTTTGACTAAAGGCAAAGTCAAGCGTAAAGTTCTCCGTCCGGACATGTTCGAATAAATCCGTAAACTTCGTAATACTCCGCAATACTCCACATAACTTAACGATTAGGGAAAACCATGAGACTCAGTGATATCAGGATAGATGGCGGCACACAGGCACGAGCAAAGATGAGTGATGAGACGGTGCAATCGTATGCCGATGCACTCAAAGACGGGGTAGAGTTCCCGCCTGTTGTGGCGTTTTATGATGGCAAAGACTACTGGCTTGCAGACGGTTTTAACCGCTATTACGCTTGCCAGATGATTAAGCGCACTGAGATTGATGCTGATGTCAGGCGTGGCAACATTCTTGATGCCAAGCTGTATGCCTGTGGCGCAAATGCCACACACGGTCAGCCACGCACGATTGCAGACAAGCGCAATGCCGTTTTGCTGGTGCTAAATGAGTCGGCATGGAAGGGAATGTCAGAGCGTGAGATAGCTCGGGCGTGTAATGTTTCCCACACTTATGTGCAGATTGTGAAGAAATCACTGGCAACGTTGCCACCCGCAGAACTCGCACCTAAGGCAAAGAAGCAGCTTCCTAAGCAGGAAGAGCCTGAATATGATCCTACAGACGACATGCGTGAGAGCATTGCCGTCCTGAATGAGGAGCTTGAGAAGGCAAGTCGTGCGGCGGCTGCAGGCGTCCTCGCAGAGGGCATGGAAGACGCACAACAGATCATGGAGAGACAGGCAGAGGAGATCAAGACGCTAAAGGCTGAGAACGATGGATTGAAGGCGACCAGAGATACTATGATGGTTGAGATTCGGGAGCTAAAGAAGCAGTGCGCGTACTATCAGAAGAAACTAAAGGGACTTGAAAAATGACATTCAACATCGATGAGAGACTACGGGACTATCAAGTGGAAGGGTTGGAAAATCTGAGAGAGGGAATCAAGCAAGGTCATCGGTCACAACTCCTATACGCCCCTACGGGGGCGGGTAAGACGGAGATTGCGATTGCGCTGATGGAGTACAGCCGTCGCATGGGCAGACGCTCAGCGATGATCATGGATCGTATTGTCCTGTGCAACCAGACATCGACACGGCTTGATTCCTATGGGATTGAGCATGGCGTGTTGCAAGCCAGCCACTGGAGATATCGTCCCTATGAGCAGATTCAAGTGTGTTCGGCGCAGACGCTAGAGAAGCGCAAGAGCTTCCCCGGTCTCGATCTGCTGATCGTGGACGAGGCGCATCAAATCAGGAAGGCTACCAAGAAGTTCATTGATATGCATCCGTCGATCAAGGTGATTGGGTTAAGCGCTACGCCTTTTACGAAAGGGCTTGGCGGTGTGTTCACGAATGTTGTCAATACTGTGACGACCAAGAACCTTGTAGAGACAAAGATGCTCGTGCCGCTGCGTGTGTTTCTTGCCAAAGAGATTGACATGACGGGAGCCAAGAAGATTGCGGGTGAATGGTCGGATGCAGAGGCTACAGAGCGTGGCATTAAGATCACCGGTGATGTAGTCAACGAGTGGATCAAGAAGACGCACGAGGTGTTTGGTCGCCCACGCAAGACGATTGTGTTTGCGGCATCAGTTGCGCATGGCGCTGATCTGGCATCGAAGTTCAACGAGGCTGGATACAACTTTGTGCCGATCTCATACATGGACACAGACGAGTACAAGAAAGAGGTGTTTGAGGACTTTGCACGCCCTGACACAAACATCCACGGGCTGATTGCTGTGGATATCCTGACAAAGGGCTTCGATGTGCCTGATGTGATGATCGGTGTGTCAGCCCGTCCATTCTCTAAGTCCTTGTCCTCGCATGTCCAGCAGATGGGGCGTGTGATGCGGCAGCACCCATCCAAGGATTTTGGCTTGTGGCTAGATCACTCTGGCAATTACCTGCGCTTCCGTGAGGAGTGGGACGACATCTACGAGAACGGCGCAGGGGAGTTAGATGATGGCAAGGAAAAGCCCAAGAAAGAACCCACACAGGCAGAGAAGGCGGGCGCGAAATGCCCACGCTGTGGGAGCCTCTGGGGTAATTCGGATGTGTGTTCACACTGTGGGTTTGTGCGTGAGCGTCGCAGCAAGGTGATTGACAAGCCGGGCGAGATGGTCGAGCTTGAGGGTAAGGCGGTTGCCAAGGCTGATAAGCAGGAGTTCTACTCCGAGCTTCTGTACCTCGTAAAGAACCGTGGCTACAAGGAGGGCTGGGCGGCGTGGAAGTACAAGGAGAAGTTCGGGGTGTTTCCAAGGTTGCTAGAGAAGGTTGAGACGATGCCATCGATGCAGACACTTAATTGGCTGAAGTCCCGTGCCATCGCTTACTCGAAGAGGAAATGATGGAATTCATAGACTTTGCTCGTGCGCATGGATTGATCGTTCATGACATCGATGTAGGTCGGTGGGTGAGGACTCCTACGGTGGATCACCCTCGGTCGAGGAACGGGGCTTACAAGTACATGGGTGATGTGGGTTTCGTTCAGAACCATGCCACGCAGATCAGCGTGAGCATCTGGAAGCCTGAGACCCAGAGCGAGATCAGGATCGATCCGAAGGTAGTGCTTCAGAAGACCACCGAGGAAGACCGCAAACGGGCGTTAGAGCGCAGAAAAGCGGCGGACAAGGGTCAGCGTATCCTCGACGCCTCTGAGCTTGCCACGCACCCGTATTTGAAGCGCAAGGGGTTTGAGGAGTTGAAGGGTAATGTCTGGAACGACATCCTAGTGATTCCAATGCGTATCGGCAAGAACTTGGTGGGTGCGCAACTGATCGATGAGGCGGGTGGTAAGAAGTTCCTGACAGGACAGAAGACTAACGACGCGTGCTTCGTGATGGGTTCGGGTACTCCGATCTACTGTGAGGGGTATGCCACTGGTCTGTCGATCATGCGTGCGCTGACTGTAGGCAAGATGCGCAGGAGCGTGGTTGTGTGCTTCTCTGCTGGGAACCTCAAGAGATTGGCGACAGACCCAGCGGGGCTTGTGGTGGCGGATAACGATGTGTCGCTGACGGGTGAAAGAGTTGCCAAGGAGACTGGGCTGAAGTATGTGATGAGCGATGTGTGCGGCGAAGATTTCAATGACCTGCAATTGCGTGTCGGTCTATTCAAGTCGATTCAGTTGCTCAAGGGGTTCTGATGGATACATGGTCAGAGGAGTACCGCCACCAGTGCTTGGTTAGGTATGTGCTCCAGATGAGGATCAAGAGCAGAAAGGAAGCGATTGCGTTCTTGCAGAGGTGGGAAAAGAAGCACAAGAACACCAAGCTTGAGGACGATGTCCGACGGCAATGGTTTAGAGGTAACCGAGGTCAATACAACGATTGGAGATTGTTATGAGTCAAATGTCAGATTTTCAGAAGTCATTCCTTGGGCGTAGCGGCATGACGGTCTACACCCAGAAGGAGTTCGACGAGCAACTGGCGATTGCCAAGGCGGAGATCATGCAGATTGCGATTGATACGACCAAGACGGCGATTGCGATCGAGCGCGAAGAATGCGCCAAGATTGCTATGGAGCTTGCCAAAGAGTGGGCAGCGATCCCTGACTCACCGCTCAGCCTTGTGATGGCGCTTGAGAAGTGCGCAGAGAACATTCGTGACAGGATGAAGAAATGATCTATGAAAAACAAAGAGTCTTGGGATGGATCAACGCTGCTGATATATGGAAGCTGCAAAATCCTGACGCGATGACAAATAGAACATTTATCTATAAAGAAAAAAATTGTTGGCAAAGCACGCCTGACAAGATTCCATGCTATTACAACCCGCCTGAACACCCATCAGATGTGATGAACAATTTGTTTGAGTGTGCTGTGGTGATCAACAGCCTCTTCGATGAGAGGAACAAATGATCTACATCGGGATCGACCCCGGCGCAGTATCAGGCGCTTATGCTGCGATCGACCACAACGGCGAGTTCATCGGCTGCGGGGATATCCCAAGCGTCGATGGAAGGATCAACGCCTCGCAATTGAGGTATTGCCTGAAGTCGTGCGTGTCATCGTTTGATACGGCGATGATTGCGGTCGAGAGCGTCCACAGTATGCCGAAGCAAGGAATCGCCAGCACTGCGAAATTTATGCGTGCTGTGGGGGCTATTGAGGCAACGGCAGAGCTTACGCACTACCCGTTCGTTTTAGTCACCCCACAGGCTTGGAAAAAACACCACGGTCTGATCGGAACGGAGAAAGCAGCCAGCCTTGAGTTGGCTCGATCGATGTTCCCTGAAGCACCACTAACCCGTCAGAAAGACCACGGTAGGGCTGATGCTCTACTGATGGCTGTATGGCTTAAGGAAAATTATGAATAACGACGAAATGCTTGATGTGTTTGCAGCACTTGCGATGCAAGGATACTTATCGCAAAACGATATCCAAAATTGGGCAGAAATTGCCAGCGATTCATATTCGATGGCTGAGGCAATGATTAAAGAACGGGAGAAGCGCCTTGAGCGAACGAAAAATTGATCCAAACGACGCAGTCGATTACATCATCCAGAACGCTGGCAGGTTTGCCAAGGCGCGGGCTGAGCGTGTCTACATTGAGGAGTACAGGAAGTCTCTGAAGGCGATCCTCATGCAGAATAGCGGTCAGAAAGTGATTGCAGCGCAGGAGCGTGATGCGTATGCTCATGACGACTATTCTGCGCTCCTAGAAGGTCTCAGGGAGGCTGTAGAGACCGAGGAGAAGCTTCGGTGGGACTTGATCGCTGCACAGGCAAGGATCGAGGTCTGGCGTTCACAGGAAGCAACCAATCGGACGCAAGATAAACTCACACTGTAGTTAATTTTGTATTAACATGAGCATAGTGATCGCCATCGTACTAGCACCAATCATTCTGACAGCGATCGGGGCGCTCGTAATCGTTTTAACTATTTACCTTGAAAGGAAGTTCAATGGCCACTAAAAAGACAGATGATGTACAGGAACACATTCAGGAGCTGGCGATAGCGATTGCCTCCGACACCGAGCGTCAGGAGCATGAGTTTGCGGTTGCGGCGCTTGAGAGCTTAGATTGGAACGCAATTGGAATGAGCGTTGATCAAGCCGCTAAATTATGTTGGGGTATGGCTGAGGCGATGGTGCGCAATAAACCATGAGAAAGAAGAAGCAAGAGGTTGTTGATCGGTGGGCAAAGTTATACAGGTGTCTGCCGATGAGCAAGATGGCGACACGCCCTAATTGCTTGAATATGTTTGCATACCCATCCCGCATTGGCGGGAGGCTTTATTACCCAAACGGAGAGGTGAGGGATGATTATCGCAGACCTGATTAAACGAATTGCAGATCGCATCAACGGGATCGATGCCCCACAAGTCCGAGACGGGATCGATGAGTGCGATACCTGCGGACAGTACAGCCGCTTGAAAGATGGGCTGTGTGACTGGTGTCAGAGAACCTACGGGGCGAACAAGTGAACAACAAGCTGACCGCTAAGCAACGAGAGCATGTGGGACGGGTCAAGGAGCTTGCCTGTAGCGTTTGTGACGCTCCCCCACCCTCTGATGCCCACCACATCAAACAACACCGCCAGTACACCGTTGTGGCGCTCTGCAAGGACTGTCATCAGGGCAGTCTGATGGGCTGGCACGGGCAGAAGCGTATGTGGGCGATCAAGAAGATGGACGAGTTGGACGCACTGAATGTCACCATTGAGAGGCTTTTTGATTAAATCAATCGTTAATATATAATTAACAAGAGTACCTTCAAATTGATGTAAAAATTAATAGGATAAACAAAATGAAAGATTTTAAATTCTCAGGCGAAATGACAGGTGAAAATTTTGATATGCATGTTAATGAGCAACTTCCTTTTTATTCAATGTTGACTCATGCCGTTTCAATGATTGTTCGTAATTACTTGCCTAAACATGGTCGGCTATACGACATCGGCGCATCCACAGGAAATATAACAAAGGCAATCGCTGGTTTTGCAAGGGATCGTGAAACAGAAGTAATTTCTATTGATAACAGCGGGGATATGGTTTCGACATGGAACGGTTACGGGGTTTGCACGAAAGCGGATGCGGCATATTTTAGTTACGAAAAATTTGATGTAGCGGTTTGTTTTTTAGTTTTGATGTTTATGACAAAAAGCGAAAGGTCTTGCTTGATTGAAAAATTAAAAGACAAAATGATTGAAGGCGGAATAATTATTATTGTGGACAAAATAACTGTTGAAGGCGGCTATTTTGGAACGGTATTGAGACGAATGACATTTGATTACAAGCTAAAAAATGGTGCTTCACCTGATGAAATAATAAACAAGGAATTGAGCTTGAGCGGAATTCAAAGACCATTTGATGAAAACGAAACACTGGAGTTTAAAGAGTTCTTCAGGCTTGGCGAGTTCGTGGGCTGGGTGATTGAAGGATGAGATACCTGAGCCTGTTTAGCGGCATTGAAGCCGTGTCTGTGGCATGGAAACCGCTGGGATGGGAGTGTGTAGGCGTATCTGAAATATTGCCGTATCAGTCCTCTGTGTTGAAGCATCATTACCCTGATGTTCCTAATCTTGGTGATGTTACAAAGATAACTGAGAATGACCTGATTAAACTTGGGAAAATTGATGTTGTTGTGTTTGGCTCGCCGTGTCAGGACATGAGTATTTCAGGAAAACGCGCAGGATTAAATGCAATTAAGGAGGATGAAAATCACTCATCAATATTATTTTTTGAGGGTGTGAGAGTCTTTAGGTTGGCTCAAAAACACTGTGGCGCACGGTTCATGCTATGGGAAAATGTAGCTGGTGCATTATCTAGTCAGGAGGGTAAAGATTTTGGAACAATTCTTGAGACATTGGTTGGGGTCAAATTCCGTGACGGTGGACTTGTTTGGGGAAACGAGGGCGTTGTCTGCGGTAGAGATTCATTGTGTGAATGGGCAGTGTTGGACGCTCAATGGTTCGGAGTTCCGCAACGGAGGCGTAGAGTCTTTGCTCTCCTCGATACTGGAAACTGGAAAGGTAGAAAGCCGATACTTCTTGAAGCCCTCAACCTGCGAAAGGTTACTAAACAGAATGAAAGTAAGGGGCAAAAAAATCCCGCCACTGCTGGAGGAAGCGTTGATCAAGATTGCAAACGAGCAATCGCATACGAACAACATATGATGGATTTTAAAATTAAAGAAGTTAATGTTTTTCCAACCATTACTGCCCGCTGGGGGACTGGCGGAAACAATGTTCCATTTGTGCAAACTTTTGATCGGCAAGGAATCCTCCAATATGGTTCAAATACTGTTGCCTCAACCATAAGTGCTCGTGACTGGAAGTCTGCTACTGACTTAGTCGCCTATTCAATTGTTGAAAATATTATTGATAGGGAGCACCACAACGGCGGGAATGGCATTGGGATCAATGAGGAGGTTAGTTTCACATTAAACGCCACAGGAGTTCATGCGATTTCCTATGACTATAAAGTCAGGAGGCTTACTCCAATTGAATGCGAGCGGCTACAAGGATTCCCTGATAACTGGACGAATATTGGCAATCCATCTATAGCCAAAAGATATAACGCACTAGGGCGATCAATGGCTGTACCAGTCATGCAATGGATCGGGAATAGCATAAAAACAGCATTAGGGTAAACGCCTAGCAAAATAATTTGCACAAACCGTTTGACAGATCATAATCGTTAAGATTATAGTAACGGTACTGACAGCGTAGTCAGGAACAAATGGGAGAGGAAAATGCAAGTTACAGAAATCGCTTTGAATCAAGTTGACGAACTCGGTATGTTGTTGGCACAGATTGCCGATCTGACAGCCAAGGCTGACGCAATCAAGGATAGTATCAAGGACGCAGCTACAAGCGGTGGCGACAAGGTCTACGAGGGTGCTATGTTCAAGGCTACATTCATTGAGTCCAATCGCTCGACAGTTGACTACAAGAAGCTCTGCGCTGACATCGGCGTTACTGCCGACCAGTTAGCCAAGTACACCAAGACGACTGCTGTGTTCAGCGTCAAGATAACAACCCGCTAATCAGACGCCCCTTCGGGGGCTAGGAGCAATCATGAATCGAATCGTATATGAGTGGATCGCAGAGTTGGTTGACCGTGATGGTGGTGTTGTGGACTTCGCCTTCGCTGAGAGCAAGCCAGAAGTTCTCAAGAAGGCTGAATCATTTAGTCGTCAGGACGGTGAGCATTACGACCTGATCGTTGAGCTAGTATCGATGGAGGAACTATGAACAAGATTACAGTACAACTGACTGAGCAGCAGATCGAGATGATCATGCGTGTCGTCTCGCACCACATGGGTGACCTGTCCGATGAGGACGGCAACCTACACAACCGCACCAAGCGTGGCGCAGAATATTATGAGATGGTGCGTGACACCTACTTCAAGACGCTCAACCCTTTGCAATCGGAGTTCGTATGAAATACCTGATCATCCTGTTGGCGTTTAATGCCAGCGCACAAACCATCTACAGCAACCAGTACGGTCAACCAGTCGGTAGCTCGACCACGGTGGGCAACACGACCTACTACTCAAACCAGTACGGACAGCCCGTAGGGACGGCGACACAACCTCCCCCTACATTACCCCCACCCACCTTCCAATCGCCTCCTGTGGTGGCTCCTGTGCCTCCTGTGCCTCCTGTGATGCCATTGATGCCGATTATGCCTTTGATGCCTATGTCAGGAGCAACAAGATGAGAGACCTCCGAGACTACGCACAGTTGTTGCGTGTGCTAGACAACGGCTACCTAATGACGCATGAAGAGATGAAGCAAGTAGCTAACATCGTGCGAGCATTGAAGGAAGACGCAGACCGCTACCGTTGGTTGAACAGATCAACGCACCAGTTGTTTATGGTGACTGAGAAGCAGTTAAACGATCAGGTCGATCGGGCCATGAACGGGGGGCGAGAATGACTTTTGAATCTGTTGTATTTGATTTGTCTTTGTTTTTTATCTCAAGTTCAATAATTTGCGGGATTGTCTATTGTTTGATTCTGATGCAAGCGTTGGCTAAGTTTGAACACCTGTGGGAGATTGGCATTGACGCTGAGTATAAGGTTGAGTTGCTGCCTGAGATTCAAGCCATCGAGCAAGCAGAGAAGCAAAAGCCTGAGCAAGAGCCTGTGGCGTGGATGGTGTTAACACAGGACGATAAAAAGCTAATGTTGTATGGGGAAGAAAAGCCCCCTATTTTTAATACCCCTGTCAAACTGATTCCCCTCTACACCGCACCACCCAAGCGTGAATGGGTCGGTCTGCATTTGGATGATATACCCGAAACTTATGCGGGTGACAAATCGTTTTTGAATATTACAAGATGGGCAGAAGCCAAACTCAAGGAGAAGAACGGTGAATGATGACGATTTAATCAGACGCGCAAAGATAGCATGGCACAACAACACTACTCCATTCATTGCGCTACCCATATACTCGACAAGCGGCGCACATCTACTGGACATTGCTTTCTACAAAGAGGGGCATGAGTGGGTTGGCAGAATCAGTCACGAAGATATGGTTGAGCTAGTACGGGTTGCTGAAGTTTTAAGGAAGGAGAAGAACGGTGGATCGTGATCAGGAATTTCGCAAGTGGTACGACGCTCGCATGGGGACGAAGTCGGAGTCATTTGCATACGATGTGTGGTGCGCCGCGTGGGATGCCGCCAGAAGCCACCAGAAGCCCTGTGAGTGCATTAATCGTGAATGGTGTGACCTACATGACACCTGCTACAAATCGTCGCCCCTGAGGGATGAGGAGATCACCATTGATCACATCATGAAGCTCCCCAAAATCATTAACCTGTAGCTCAAAAGCGACATTAGGGTAAGTCCCTAGTTAAATATATGCACAATCGTTAATATCGTGTTAATATTTAATCACTGACAACGCAGTCAGGACAACTGGGAGAGATGAGATGAACAAAGACAAAATCGTAGAGTTGCTAAAAGACGGTGCTTACTTGAACAGCTCCGAGGATCGTTTTTACCACCCATCGTTTCGCAAAGGCTACCGCGCAATGCGCATGACCAACATCTCATTCATTGCGGCAAGGCGCGTATTTGGCAGTGAACTGCAATACAACGCCGATACACAAATCTACAAATTAAATTAACAGGGGCGCAAGCCTCCACTAGGAGAGCAACATGCAAAAACAATACATCAACATCAACAGCAAACAGTACACGGTTGTGCGGCACGACAACGGCTTTATCAGCATCTCGACGACATGGGAAGCGATTGTTCCGAGCACCGCCCGTAGCGCCCGCCCAAGTTACAGCCAGCGCTACGCTTCAATTGATCCGAGCGGTCGCGTCGGCAAGAGAGTTTTGGCTTCATTGGAGATTAACCATGCAATTTGAATACCGCGTCGCAGGAATCCCAGCAATCATCAATGTCACTGCGTTAGATGTCCGCCGCAGTGGGATGTACAACAATGTCGTTAGCGAGTTCGAGGTGTGTGACCGCCGTGGTCGCCGTGCTATGTGGCTGGAGCGCAAGCTGGATGACGAACTGATCGCCGAGATCAAGCACGAGATTGCGGAGCGAGCATGAGCTACTGTGACTACATCGCTCACCTGATTTACACCTTCCTGCGGGAGGTTGATGATAACCACGAGGGGATGCTCAAGGATGTGGAGAGCATCGAGTACGACCTGTCAGAGGATGGGTCATTCCTGAGTACCAAGAAGACAATCGATGTGACGGATGTCACTGGCAAGAAATATCGGATCACTGTGGAGGAATTATGAGGGAATACAAGTTCTGGGATGAGGTGCTGGCAGGGATATCTTTTACCGTCCTGATGGTGCTACTTGTCATGCTGTAGCGGATATACTGTGTAAGTGGGTGTTGGGGGTTAGCGCCCCAACTGGCGTAGAAATGAGTACCTTGGCAGGCACTTGCACTCTCGCCAATCTTTGATTTCGACCCTGCTTTATGGGAACCCACCCAAACAAAGGACACCAATGATTACTTTTGACGGATTAGATAGCGCCCTTGTAGGAATGAGCGAGGTCTGGCTTACAAATGGAGCCAAGGTGCTTAGGACGGTCTATAGCGGCAATAAGATGGTCGAGCACTTCATGTCGGAAGGCATGACCGAGGAGGAGGCGAGAGAGTGGATATCGTTCAATGTCGAGGGTGCTTATGTTGGTGATGCTACCCCAGTCATTTTTTGGGATTACGATCCAGATTACGAGTTGTAGTATTAAATCGCTTGACAAAGTATGTAGGAGTAGTAAAATTTAATTATATTGTCGGGCTTGGAAATCCGATGAGAGAAGACCGCTTTAATCTGTGTCCCGCCCCGCAAGGGGGCTTGATCCCACAAAGATCAAATTTCCAATCGGGGCATAGACTAAAGCGGTTTTTTTTATTTTCCCGTCATACATGATGATTTTAGGCTGAATACGCATCGGGTCATGTAGATGGAAGTGGCGAACTAAGCGAAAGCGCCAACCGTGGGAGTTGAGAGCGGTCACAGGTAGCACCACGCAATGGGTGTAGCTCCGTCAGGTCAATCTGGCGGGAGAGCTGAATCCAGAGCACCCTGTGATGACAAGCTCGGTCAGAGCGGTATCGGGTTCCCGCACATTAGGGAGCGATAGTCTGATCAGTTGTGCTGGAATAATGAGCGATAAGCACAGCCCGTTGCGATAGTCACTGGATACCTCAGTCAGCACGGAACACCTCGGGGGCGGCTACGGCTACCCTTGGGGGAGTTTTGCCCGAAGACTCCGTACTGTTTCCTAGTCCGCATAAACAGGAAGTAGCGAATGCGCCGAAACAACACTACAATTCCACCATCACAATGCCTTGAGAGAAAGCATGATGGCTAAGATGGGAAGACCTACGAAGTACACCGAAGACCTCGCTGTCGAGATATGTACACGCATAGCGGAGGGACAGTCACTCACCAAGATATGCAAGGATGAGCATATGCCCACGGTGGCGACTGTGTATCGGTGGTTGTTCAAAGACAAAGACTTTTGTGACAAATACGCTCGCGCGCGGGAAGATCAAGCGGATACCTACTCCGACGAGATCGTGGACATCGGGGAAGAAGTCCCCATGATGGTCATCACCGACGAGGATGGGAAGGTCACCAAGCGGGTTGATCCTGCTGGCATCCAGCGCAATCGGTTGCGTGTTGATGCCCGTAAGTGGGTGGCATCCAAGCTCAAGCCCAAGAAGTATGGCGAGCGCACAACGATTGCTGGCGACAAGGAAGCACCGATTGAGGTCAAGCACTCTGGCGTGCTGGATGATGTGATCACCAACCTTGAACGCAAGCTTCAGCTCCAGAATGAAGAAGATTAGTGGCAACGTTGCCAGTGCCGTGTCGGATACGATCGAGCTACTGAAAAGCCCAGACTTCCTGAAAGAGTACGAAACCGCCCCAGTTGAGCAGAAGATTGCGTTCGACTGGCGGCTTAAATGGCTGTCAGCGGCGCATCAGCACCAGATACTACCTTCGGGCGACTGGTGGTCGATCTGGCTCCTGCTGGCTGGTCGTGGCGCTGGCAAGACAAGGGTGGCGGCTGAGCAGATAGGCTGGTGGGCGTGGACGACGCCTAATAGTAGATGGCTGGTCTCCGCCCCCACATCGGCTGATGTCCGCTCGACATGCTTTGAGGGCGATTCGGGACTACTGAGCGTGATCCCGCGAGAGCTGATCAAGGACTACAACAAGTCGTACCACGAGATCAAGCTGACCAATGGCTCGCTGATCAAGGGCGTCCCCAGCTCTGAGCCAGAGCGCTTTCGTGGCGGACAGTACCACGGGGCATGGCTCGATGAGTTAGCGGCTTGGGAGTACCTCAGGGAGGCGTGGGACATGATCATGTTCTCCGTGCGTCTGGGCGACCACACAAGGATACTTGCAACGACGACCCCCAAGCCCAAAGAGCTGATTATGGAGCTGATCGGGCGTGATGGCGACAATGTGGTGGTCACGACGGCTTCGACATACTCGAACATCGATAACCTAGCACCATCATTCAGGGAGCAGATTCTCAGCTATGAAGGCACGAAGATTGGTAGGCAAGAAATTTACGCTGAGATCATCGATCCTGAGGAAGGTGGCATTATCAATCGTGACTGGTTCCGGCTCTGGCCCGCAGAGCGGGAGTTCCCTCAGTTTGAGTATGTCCTGCAGAGCTATGACACTGCGTTCACCGAGCGCACGACTGGTGATCCGACTGCGTGCTCGGTCTGGGGGATATTCAAGCCGCTAGATCGTCCGCTGTGTGCGATGCTTCTGGACTGCTGGTCAGAGCATCTGGCTTATCCTGACTTGAAGCCCAAGCTGCTGGAGGACTACACGGCGGTGTACGGCGAGCCGGGCAAGCGGGTCGATCTCGTGCTGATCGAGGAGAAGGCGAGCGGTCAGTCACTCATTCAGGACTTAGGGCGTGCGCATGTTCAGGTGCGTGGCTATAACCCCGGCAAGCTCGACAAGGTGCAGCGTGTCCACCTGATATCGAACATCATCGCAGCGGGGCGGGTGTACCTGCCTGAGTCCACGAAGAAGAAGGGCTATGTGAGGGACTGGGTCGAGCCGTTCGTGCAACAGGTGTGTGCATTCCCTGAGACCAGCCATGACGACTATGTAGATACGATGAGCCAAGCCCTGCGATACCTGAGGGACGCTGGCTTCTTAGATATTGACCCAGCACCTCATTACGACGATAATGATTATGTTGACGATACCCGCATCAAGCGGGTGAACCCATATGCGGCGTGATCATGGCAAAACCACCAAAGGTAAGACCCACTGTTAAATCACCTGAGCGCATAGCGTTTCCGGGTATCTACGACAATCCAGCAAAGATAGCGGCAGAGGCTGCATCGAGGGTTGCACCAGAAAGCCCAAACCTCAAGCGGCTGTTCGGTGTCACGAGGGCTGACCTTCAGGACATTGTCAATAGCAGAGAGGGGAACTTGCCGGGGGCGCTCCCCGGTGCGGCAGCCAACCCAAGAGGGTCAGAGGCAGCAGAGAAGATCATGACACCCAAGAATGTGCAGCGCATTCTGGATGTGAACGCCGAGGCGACGAAGTTCCCAGAGCTCGTGCGTGGGATGGATCCGTGGTATGTGATGGATCCGTTCTACCAGCGCATGGTTGAGCTGATGGGCAAAGACAAGGCGATCGAAGAGTACACAAAGATGAACATCCTATCTGGGATGGCATCGCCGGGCAGTGAGGTCATGACGGAGATTCCACGAGGATCGGCGGCTTACTTCCTGAACAAGCAGGGTCGCTGGCCCGAGTTCATGGAGTCCGTAGCGATCCCTCAGAAGGGGCGCAAGGCTGCGGGAGTGGCGGAGGACATCATCGGTGTGCCGGGTCATGTCTACCACCGAACCGCTCAAGCCGAGCCGATGGACAAATACCTGAAGAGCGGCGAGTTCACCATGACCACGCCGAAAGTACCGCTCTACATTGAGTCGAGCGGCGTTCCTGACACTGGATTCCAGACACGCACGCCAGTTGGTGACGCGCACTGGTCGCGGGCTGTTGGTCTTGGCGACACACGCACATCGAAGAACTTCGGTGCAAGCGTGAGCAACCCTGAGATGACACAGCTCGCTCCTTGGTGGCGAGAGAAGATCGCTGAGCAGCTCGGCATTGAGTCTGTCCCTGCGCAGGCTCGGACATGGGGCGCGTTCTCAGGTCAGACAGGGGTGACGACACCGATCGGATCGCCCAAGCTAGAGATGATTGCCGACCAGATAATGGATACGGCTCGTAGGCTCGGCGTCAGTCCTGAGACGGCACGCGACTTAGTCATGATGGGCGAGGCAAGGATCGGCAAGGCAGACGGTGGCATGGTTACATCCGCCCCCGAAGAGGCGATCAAGAACACGATTACCGATCCTGAGGCATACAGAATGCTGGACATGGACTTGGCGAACTTGGCGCTGATGAACCAGCCGCAGCGAATGGCAGGTGGCGGGAAGATGCGTATCATGCACGGCAGCCCTGTGAAGATTAAGCCAACCAACGAGCGCCCCCTGCATGTGACGACCGACTCTTTGTACGCAACCAAGCGCGGCTCGGATAAGCTGGGTCAGTTGGGGTTGGAGGGTCCGCCGATGGTGAATCGTTACGACATCCCTGAAGAGAAGCTCCTGCGGATGGACGAGACGCCATACACGGCTGAGCAAGTCAACCAGATGCGTCGGTACTGGAACCGCTTACCTGCGGACACAGGCATGACTGGGGAGGAGATATACGACCTCCTGTCAGCGAACAAGCAGCCGATGGATCGCATGATGCCCGGCATCACCGAGGCTGGCGGGTTCTGGGGTTACCAGCGCCCAGCGACAGGAACAGGCGGACGCGACGAGTGGTTCAAGATCATTAAGCCTGAGAGCTTAGAGGTCGTCAAGAAGCATGGCGGCGCTGTTCACCCATCTCCCGAAGAGATGCTGATCGAGATGATGGAGCGTGGCTATGGCAGGAATTAAAGCACCCAAGGTCAAGACTCCATCCCAGATGAAGATGGAGATGGCGGTCGATCGCGCACGGGGCGTGATGCCTAAAGCTGAGCGTGATGCGAATCTGGGTAAGATGCTTGAAGGAAGCGCAATCAAAGATCGGATGTATCATGCCAGCCCTCATTATTATGATGATGACATGGGCTATGTAAAAACAGCTCCAGACGAAGGCATCTCAAGTTTTAAACTACCAGACGATTTAAACAAAATGGGTTCGTATTCAGACCCGACAGCAAATGCATTATTCATGACTCCAAGCTATGAATTTGCAAACAAATTTTCTGGAACGATTACCCCAGATCCACTCGCAAGACCTGCAATATACCCAATGTATGTTCAGGCAAAGAACCCATTCGATTATGAAAACCCAAAGCATATTGAAAATCTAAGGTCATATTTAATTGAGCATCGACCAAATGATATTGATGACGATGCAATAGTTGAGTACATAAAACATTTAGGCAACCCAAAGACTGAAAGCAACTGGACGTCAATTGAAAACCCAGAAATCCAAGAGTCAATCAAAGAGCTTGGGCATGATTCTTTTTACGCCAAAGAAAAAGGTGTGAAGAACCTTGGTGTGTATAACCCCAATGCAGTTAAGTCCGCCATCGGAAACGAAGGCACATACGACACATCCAATCCTGACATCACGAAGGCAGAAGGCGGAGCAGTCAAGCCTCCTGCCGTGTTCGAGCAGGCGCAAGTTCCGTTTGAGGAAGTCCGTCGTCAGCTTGGCATGAAGAGCGGCGGCGCTGTCCATATGGCTGGTGGTGGTGCAGGTCGCAAGCTGGCGAACAGGATGCTTCCCAAGGTCGAAGCCCCCAGCATCATGACCCGCAGTGGTATCTCCGAGCTGGCTGAATACATCAAGAACCGTGAAGGCTCGTATGGTGAGCGAAGAGTTCAGCGTGCCGCAGACGAAATCCCCAGACTGGGCGAGATGTACACGCAGGATGCATTGCGCAGCGCCTTCAGTGGGGATAATGCCCGTGCGCTGATGACGATGAACCCTGCGGACTTTGAGAAGTTTGCAAGACCGCTTGAGTTAAATCCTACTACCAAGGTAGGTGGTAATAAAGACAAACACGATATGTCTACAGAGGACTATGTCAAATATTTGCAAGGTGTTGGTGGATTTGATCAGGTTCCATATCTGTTAGTAAATAAGGGCGTTGCGGGCGAAGTTCAGTTGCCGTGGATTACTGGTCATGAAGGCAGACACCGTAGCCGCTCTCTTGCCGATAGTGGTATTACTTCGTCTTTGGTTGAGTTTCAGCCGAGGGCTGAGTTGCGTGAGCCATTCCCACGCCGATCGCAAGCGGAATACATTGATGCGATAAGAAAAGAAATGGCGCTGACTGACAACAAGGTCAAGCCTGAACAGTATTGGGATGATGTTGCGCAACAAGAAATAAGAAGAAAAATGGTTCAACTTCCCGATCTGTACGCACAAGGCGGCGCTGTCCACATGAAGGATGGCGGCGATCCCGACGAGATCGTAGATCAGGCGGTCATGGATCAGATTCGCTTGGAGCTGGCTAACCAGCCAACGCTCAAGCCCACGACCGATGTCAATGAGCAGATCGCCAACGCACGACGCATGGCAGACCCAGCTCGTTTGTCGCTTGATGCGGGTGACGCAATCACATCGCCCGAGATGTATGAGCAGAATAAAGACCTGTTCAGCCTCAACAGGAAGCCATCGTCGCAAGCCTACACAGAGTTCGGCGTTCCGATGGTTGATGCGGCTGGCAAGTCAGTGCCGTTCCCAAAGACGATGCATGACATCGAGATCGATAAGGTCGAGAAGCAGCTCGAAGCAGGGATCAAGCCTAGCTGGATGTCGGGCAAGGACTTCATTGAAGATCAAGCCGCGAGGAAGGGCTATGTAACCAGCCCCAAGACCGCTGGTGACTTTGGTCAGAACGCAATGGCGGCATTGATGGGAAGCACATTCCTTGGCGGAACACTGAAGGCGCTAGGTGCTGCGGATGAGGCTGCACAGGCGGTCATAGGATCGAGCTACGGTCTCGACCCAACGATGGGTATCATCGGTCAGACCGGAAGGCTACATCGCGTCCCACGAGGTCTGAGCACGATCAAGGAAGGGATTGCTCGTGATGTCGGTCAGTTCCCCAACGACTTCTTTAATGCCCAGCGTGGGGTTACACAGGGCTATCCGACGCTTGGATCGGTAACTGGCGATGTGGTTGGTAAGGTCGCCCCGATAGTCTCTAAGATCGACGATGCGGTCAGGCTAGGGTATGAGTCAGGTCGCATTCCTCAGATTGGGATGTCCATCAAGGATGTGACCCCACGAGTCCTCGCCCCCGCCAATCCACAAGGCTTCTACTCACCGACCGAGGCTGCCGCACTGAACCTTCCGCGCAAGTCAGGAAGCGGTCAGGCGTTCCTGAATGACCTCTTGAAGCAAGAGAATGTCCGCCCCGATGAGATCAACGCTATGGGCTTGGATGAGTGGCTCAAGGGCAAGAAGGATGTGACAGCGGCTGAGGTGCAGGACTACATCGCCAAGAACAAGATTCAGTTGGGTGAGGCGGTGTATCAAGATAAGCCGTCTATCAATAAATTTGCCATGCAAAGAGGAATGTCTGAGGATGATGCTAATAATGTTGTAACACTGGCTAGACAAGGCAATCCTGACGCAAAAAAAATAGTTGATGAATACGCCAACACCAACATTACAAAGTTTCAACAATACCAACTTCCCGGCGGTGAAAACTACCGTGAGATTGTGCTGACGCTTCCCGTCAAGCCTTTAGAGGGAGCCACACTTAGTAAAACAGATTCTGGATATTGGCGTGTTACATACAAAGATGGTGACACAGCAATGTTCCGCACAGAGAGAGAAGCTCGTGACGGTATGGGCGGCTATAACAACTACCAATCCTCCCATTGGGACGAAGCCAACCCCCTCGCTCACCTGCGCATGAGCGACCGTGTGACGGATGGCAAGAAGACGCTGCTCGTCGATGAGGTGCAGTCTGACTGGCATCAGGCAGGGCGGGAGCAGGGGTACAAGAACGATATTGACATGCCAGCCATGAGCGCCGATGAGTTGCTCTTGGATTATGGTGACAAATTAAGCTCTGGACAAAAAGACTACTTGAAAGATTTCCTTTCTCGTTGGGAGCGTGCAGAGCAAGGAACAAATGAAAATATTCGTGGTCAACGATTGGATAATTTATCCACTGAATATGAAAGCTGGGCAAAACGCCAAAAAATTGCTGGCGTACCTGACGCCCCCTTCAAAGACGACTGGTATCAACTAGCCCTCAAGCGTGCCATCAAAGAAGCGATTGACGGCGGTTACGACCGTGTGGCGCTGCCAACTGGTGCAAGGGTGGCTGAACGGTTTGACCTGAGCAAGCAGATTGATCGGATTGACTACAACAAAAACGATGACGGCACATACAGCATGTCTGCCATCAAGGGCGGCAAAGAGGTGTTCTCAAAAGAGAGACTGGATGAGAACGAGCTGTCTGGTCTTGTCGGCAAAGATGTTGCTAAGAAAATTGTTGGGGACGAAGGCAAAGCACAATACGATGCTGACATTGCAGACGAGCTTGGCGTTGGAGTGGTCAAGTCTTTGACTGGTCTCGATCTTCAGGTCGGCGGCAAGGGCATGAAGAAGTATTACGACGAGATATATCCCGGCTACCTCAAGAAGTTTGGCAAGAAGTATGGCGCAAATGTTGGTATGACCTCTGTGCAAACTGAGCCTTCTACGGACAGGATTTTTAAAGATGTCGGCAAGTATTATGCCTACACAGGACAAGGTCGTGACACCAAAGAATTTAATACATATGCCGAAGCGTTGAAGTTCCTTGGCATCGGCTCAGAACCCCTGCATTACATGGAGATCACTCCAGCGATGCGTGAGGCGTTTAAGGAAGGCATTCACATGAAGCGCGGCGGCAAAGTACAATTCGCCAACAACATCGACGCTATGCGTCTAGCACTATCTAAAGGCTAACTATGGCTACTCAAATGCCGATCCCGCAAGACTACAACCGATTCGTAGCACCCGAAGCGCATGGCGACAGCGAGTTTGCTAACACGGCTGAGGTCGATCTGTTCGATCAGGCTGATGTAGAGGAGCAAGACGACGGCTCAGCTATCGTGCGTCTGGATGAGGATTTGCTCGGACCGGACGAGTCACCCGACTTTTACGAGAACCTCGCAGAGTCGATCGATTCGTATGATCTATCCAAAATTGCGATCAAGTACATCGAGCTAGTAGAGAAAGACAAGTCAGCCCGTGAGGGGCGTGACAAGCAGTACGAGGAAGGACTGCGCCGTACAGGGCTAGGGCAAGACGCCCCCGGCGGTGCATCCTTCATGGGCGCATCCAAGGTTGTGCATCCGATCATGGCTGAGGGTTGCGTGGACTTTGCTGCCCGTGCAATCAAGGAGCTGTTTCCGCCTGACGGTCCCGTTCGCTCCAAGATTCTGGGCGAAGTGACTGAAGAGAAGACGATGGTCGCCGAGCGTAAGCGCGACTACATGAACTATCAGTTGACTGAGAAGATCGAAGAGTACCGTGACGAGGAAGAGCAGCTCCTCACCCAGCTCCCGCTCGGTGGCTCACAGTACATGAAGATATGGTACGACGAGGGCAAGAAGCGCCCATGCGCTGAGTTCCTGCCGATCGACAATGTGTACCTACCGTTTGCTGCAGCTAACTTCTACACCGCCAGTCGTGTGACGGAAGTCAATGACATCACGCAAGAAGACTTTGAGGCTCGTGTCTCGTCTGGTCTATACATCGATCTGGACATCTACCGTGCCAGTCAAGAGCCTGAAGAGTCCAAGCCTGAGAAGGCAAACAACAAGATTGAGGGTCGCAAGAGCGAAGCCGATAACATCGATGGCATCCGTCGTGTGTTCCACATCTACACATTCATGGAGCTAGAGGACGACCAAAAGTCCAAAGGCGAACGCGCTCCATACATCCTGATGATCGATGAGCTGAGCAGCGAAGTCGTGGGTCTGTACCGTAACTGGGAAGACGGCGATGCTCTGATGAGCAAGCTCGACTGGATCGTTGAGTTTAAATTCATTCCTTGGCGAGGTGCTTATGCAGTGGGTCTGCCCCATCTTATTGGCGGTCTGTCTGCTGCTCTTACTGGCGCTCTGCGGGCTTTGCTTGATTCTGCTCATATAAACAACAGCCCCACGATGCTCAAGCTCAAGGGCGGCAAGATATCTGGTCAGAGCATTGTGGTCGAACCCACTCAGGTAACTGAGATCGAGGGCGCACCGGGCGTGGACGATGTGCGCAAGATTGCCATGCCGATGCCGTTCAATCAGCCAAGCCCTGTGCTGTTCCAGTTGTTGGGATGGCTCACAGGAGCGGCTAAAGGGGTCGTCACGACCGCCGAAGAGAAGATTGCGGATGTTACCTCCAACGCCCCCGTTGGAACGACTCAGGCGTTGATTGAGCAAGGCGCGGCGGTATTCTCAGCCATCCATGCACGCTTACATACTAGCCAAGCACGAGTTCTGAAGATCATTGGTCGCCTGAACCGTTGGTACTTGGACGACAATCCTGATGAGATGAGTCAAGAACTTGGCGTAAGCTCCAAGGACTTTGAGAAGAACTCTGATGTTGTGCCTGTCTCTGACCCGCACATCTTTGCGGAGAGCCAACGATATGCTCAGGTACAAGCCCTCGCCGCACGCGCTCAGGCGAATCCAGACTTATACAATCGCTTGGCTGTTGAGAAGCGAATTCTTAAGCAGATCAAGCTTCCTGATATCAATGAAGTGCTACCTGATCCGCAAGATGTTAAAGAGATGAACCCTGCGCTTGAGAATGTCGCCATGACGCTTGGCAAGCCAGTCGGTGCATTCCCCAGCCAAGAACACTTGGCACACCTTCAGGTTCACTTGGATTACGCTAAAGACCCGATGTACGGCGCAAGCCCGATCATGGCTCCTGTGTTCATCCCCGCAATGCTTGAGCATCTGAAGCAACACTTGACGCTCTGGTATCTCAATGCGATGGATGCATACGCCTCTGACGCCCTGAGCGAGCCGTTTGACATCCTGAAGGTACAACCTATCATCCAAGAGGCGCAGAAGCTCCTCGCGGCAAGCTCACAGAATGTCCACATGGACAGCCAGCAGCAGTTCTCTGGCGTAATGCCTGTGATGCAACAAATGATTCAGACCATCCAGCAACTTAAAGCGCAGCAACAGCCTACTGATCCGTCGGTTCAAGCGCTTGTGCAGACACAGATGGCTGAAACTCAGCGTAAGGCGGCATACGATCAGGCTAGATTACAGCTTGATGGCGCTAAATTACAGGCTGACACCCAAGCCAAGCAGGAGAAGAATGTCGCTGACCAGCAGATCAAAGCGGCAGAACTCACTCATGACATCAATTTGCTGACGCTTGAACAGCAACATGAAGCACAAAGACGGCAACTTCAAGCGCAACAGCAGCAAGAAATGGCAATACAGCAGCAACAGGCTGCAATGCAGCAATCTCAACCTCAAGTACCCCCGCAAGGAGCACCAAATGTCTGACGCAATCTCGCAACACAAACGCATGGCAATGGGCGAAACCGTTCCGATGGCAAAAGGCAAGTCCGTTATCCAGAAATACGCTAACGGCGGGTCTGTAATGAGCGAGAGCAAGGTGGCAAACCTACCAGCTCGTGGCTCAGCACCCCCACCACTTGAGAAATCGAGCGGCACAAAGATTGCAACCTATAAAAAGGGTGGCAATGTCGCCAAAAAAGGCATGGGGATCACTATCGCTGTAGCAGTTCCAATGCGCAAAGCAGCAGGTCGTGGGCGTTAATCCCGTAAGCGACCTGATCGGCAGGCTCAAAGAGCGGCGCTTGGAGTTAGCGCTGTCTCTTGCCGACGGTTACGCCATCAATATTGAGTCATACCACCGTATGGTCGGTCAGTATCAGGGCTTAGGTGAAGCTCTAGACATACTCGACGACATTTTGACGGAGAAGGACGAAGATTTGTAGTACCACCCGCGCCGAATGGCGCTTTTAACCAAATGCCGAATGGCATTTTAAGGAGTAAGTATGAAGGACTTTGAGACCCTCGACGAGGCGTTCCCATCTTGTGACCCCGGCGTCACACCTCTCGGCGCTAGAGTGTTGTTACAGCTCAAAAGCGTCAAAAAAGCAAGCAAAGGCGGCATCATCCTAGTAGACGAGACACGAGAATCTGAGCGTGTTCAGTCAATGGTTGCTAAGGTTCTTGCACTCGGACCGATCGCATTCAAAAATCGTGACACATTATCCGAATGGGGCGAAGGACTTTGGTGTTCCGTCGGTGATTATGTGCGCGTTCCCCGTTGGTCTGGTGATCGGTTCACGATTCCCAACCCAACCGACCCTGATGATCAAATCTCTATTCAAGTTCTTAATGACTTTGAGTTGTGGGCGAAGGTTGACCCCGAAAAAGTCCTAGATATGAGGCAATTCGTATGAACCCAACAGATAAAATGGAAATGCAAGTCGCTGAGGAGCAGGATGGCTCAGCGGTTGCGCACTTGGAGGAAGGAGAAGCTCCTGAAGTTGAGCAGAAACCTGAACTTGCCGAAGGTGGCGAGGTTGAGGTCAATGATGCCAACGACGGACTTGATTCTGACCCCGATCGTGAGCAGATTCGTGCTGCTCGACGCGAAGAGCGCAAGCTCAAGAAGCAAATTCATCGTGAGAAGACCAAAGAGTCCAATCACCTGATCAATGCTCTCAAGACCCAGAACCAGCAACTTGCTGAGCGTCTGGCTCACCTTGAGAAGCGCACTTCTGGCGCTGAATTAGCGCGTGTTGACAAGGCAATTGACGACACTGAGGTGCAGATCGAGTACGCAAAGATGAAGATGCGTGAAGCGGTCGCCAATCAAGACGGCGATGCGGTCGTGAAAGCCCAAGAGATGATGTATGAGTCTCAGCGTAAGGTTGAGTCACTCAAGAACATCAAGGATCAGGCTACACGGCAGATGTCGCAGCCTCCAAAGCCCACAATGAATGTGCCAGACCCATCGGTACAGCGCAATGCGGCGTCTTGGATGGAGCGCAACCCGTGGTACGACCCACAAGCCAAGGACATGGACTCAGAAATCGCTCAGCGTCTGGATAAGAAGCTGACTGACGAGGGTTATGACCCTTCAAGCCCAGACTATTGGGAAGAGCTTGATGATCGTGTGGCGAAGTATCTGCCGCATCGTGCAGAATCTGCACCACAGCGCCCTGCTACGGCTCGTCCTCGCATGACGGGTTCTGGTCGTGAGTCTGCCCCATCAGGGCGTGCAAACGAGTTCAGAATCTCTCCAGATCGTGTCGCAGCGATGAAAGAGGCAGGCATGTGGGACAACCCAGAACTACGAGCCAAGGCGATTAAAAAGTACGCCGCTTGGGATCGTGAAAACAAAAGGAATCAATGATGGATTTTGGTGACGCAATCAAAGCATTGAAATCAGGTGAAAAAGTAGCCAGACAAGGATGGAACGGAAAAGGGATGTGGTTAATCCTTGTGTCTGGCACGTCTAACGTCGACTGTGCTGAAGGATCAGCTTATTACAAAGCGGGTTTTTTATCAGGCGAGATACTTCCACACATTGACATGTACACAACCAACTCATCTGGTCGAAAAGCAATGCTTCCCGGCTGGCTCGCTAGTCAAACAGATATGTTGTCTGAAGACTGGGTAATTGTTGAACAAGGAATTAATCATGGATAGCCGTATCAAACGCAGTGCGGGAGACACCCGCAAGAACCGCACCGAGCAAGATGAGACTCGTGCCGCCCCCGAAGAGAGCTTTCCGCTGACCCGTGAGCGTCGTCGCGCTCGTAACGAGTTCCAGCAGACGGTGTTGCCGAATATCCCTGATATCCCCGGCTACCACCTGTGCTGGCTCGCCACCAACAGCCAGTACGATCCTATCCACCGTCGGTTCTCGCTAGGCTACACGCCTGTGCGTGCTGATGAGATGCCCGGCTACGACATGTACAAGGTCAAGGAAGGAGACCAGTCGGGTCACATCATGTGCAACGAGATGTTGCTGTGCAAGATGCCGATGGATGTGTATCAGGACATCATGCTTGAGCATCACCACTACCAACCGATGGACGAAGCCGAGAAGATCAAGGTTCAGCAAGAGCAGCTCGTGAGCCAGCGTGATCGTTCGGGTAAGGCTATGGGCACAATTGAAGGTGGCTTGCCTGATGAGAGCAATGTGCAATTACCACACTTCAATTAACAGATGTTGTTTTTTGTAAAAATGTATTAAAATCAGTACAAGGTTGCCCGTTTTGCATAAAGCGGGTAACCAACCAAATTCAGTCCTAAAAATCGCGCCATTTAGTGATTTTGCCTGTAGCTTTGAAGAAAGCGAAAACATTATCCTTTTAACCGTTTTTAGGAGCATCCTATGAGTGCAACCTCTGCACCTTTTGGTCTGCGACCTGCGTATTTCCCAACTGGGTTGGAACGCGCACAGGCGTTGGCTAATGGAATTACCTCTGGCTATGGCACTGCCATCCTCAAAGGTCAAGCTGTTCAATACTCGCCAAACGCTGGCGTGATCCTTCCAGTTCTCGACACAACAACCAACAGTGGTTTGGTCTCTGGCGCTTTCGCAGGCGTTGAGTGGACTGATACGACTGGTCGTCGTCGCGTGTCGAACTACTGGCCCGCAGGAACTACTGCAATCGCTGGAAGCGTCGTCGCTTATTTCTACAATGATCAACAGATCGTTTATGAAATTCAGACTGACGGTACTATGGCTCAAACGGCTGTCGGCAACGAAGCTAACCTGAGCAACTTTACGGCAGGTTCAACAACTACTGGTTTGTCACAGATGACTCTCTCCGCCTCTTTGGCTGGTTCGGGTTCGGCTGCTCAATTCCGTATCGTTGACATCGCTCCGTATCCTGACAACAACTGGGGTGATGCGTATGTGATCGTTCGCGTACAAGTCAGCAAGCCACAGTTTGTCGCAACCACTAACGCTATTTAAGGAGGGCTAAAAAATGGCAGCTCCAATGCGCAGTACCGACTTCCGGTCGATCGTTGAGCCAATCCTCAACGAGTGTTTCGACGGAGTCTATGACCAACGCTCTGACGAGTGGAGCCATGTGTTCCGCGAGCAACAGGGTATCCCACGCAACTACCACGAAGAACCCGTCCTGTACGGCTTCGGCGCAGCTCCTCAGTTACCTGACGGCACACCCGTCTCGTACCAGCAGGGCGGCGTGCTGTTCCTCCAGCGCTATGTTTACAATGTGTACGGCTTAGCCTTCGCGTTGACCAAAGTGTTGGTTGAGGACGGCGATCACATCCGCATCGGTCAGGTCTATGCCAAGCACTTGGCACAGTCGCTGGTTGAAACGAAAGAACTGCTTGCAGCTAACGTGTTGAACCGTGCGTTCAACAGCAGCTACACAGGCGGTGACGGCGTTCAATTGAGTTCTAACGCTCACCCGATCGTCAACGGTACATTCAGCAACCTGTTGAGCACAGCAGCTAACCTGTCGCAAACTTCGCTTGAGCAGATGCTCATCCAAGTTCGTCAGGCTGTGGACAACAACGGCAAGAAGATTCGTCTTCAGCCGCTGAAGCTGATCGTTGCCCCCGGCAATGTGTTCCAAGCTGAAGTTCTGCTCAAGTCGGTTCTCCGTACTGGCACAGCAAACAACGACATCAACCCAGTCAAGTCGATTGGTCTGATGCCTGAGGGTGCTGCAGTGCTGAGCCGTCTGACTTCTGCCACTAACTGGTGGGTACAGACAGACGCTCCTGAAGGTCTGAAGTTGATGATGCGCCGTGGTCTGGAGAAAACGATGGAGGGGGACTTTGAGACCGACTCCATGCGCTATAAGGCTACAGAGCGTTACACAATTAGCTGGACAGACCCACGAGCCGTTTACGGCACGCCGGGTGTTTGACGAGGATTAGTAAAAATGGCTCGCGATATGGAAAATGCCAAACACTTAAAGCGTGAATGGTATCTCCGTAATCGTGAGCTTACCAAGGCTCGTGCGAAAGCATGGGCTGAGGCTAACCCTGAAAAACGTTCTGAGATTCTTGCAAAAAATCGCAAGAGTAATGCGGAATCTCGGAACGCATATAACCGTCAATGGTTTTCGCAAAATTCAGACAAGCGTGCATCTTATGAGGCAAAGCGTCGTGCAATGATTCTTCAGCGCACTCCAAAATGGTTGACGCAAGACGACCTGTGGATGATTGAAGAAGCATACGAGTTAGCCAAAAAAAGAAGCGCAATGCTTGGTTTTGAATGGCACGTCGATCATGTTGTACCTTTGCAGGGCAAGAAAGTTTCTGGACTTCATGTTCCGAGTAATATTCAAGTAATACCCGGCCTTGAAAATGTCAGAAAGAATGCTTCATTCGCTCTTTAGTATTTTCGATTAATCCCCGAGTGGTTCAAGCCACAGGAGAATAAAATGGCACAATTTTCAGATGATCTGTTCCTCGGAACAGCAGAGACCTACATGGGTCTCAATTCGGCTCTTGGCAATCCTTCGCCAATGGGCTTGGGTGTCGGTCCTTTGGGTCGCATCTATGTTTGGGACAGCGTTCCTGTCGCCAAAGCAACAAACAACATTGCAACTGCAAGCGTGTACACATCGACAGTCACTCTGACTGCAGGTACTGGCACGACTTCGGTTGTCCGTGCTGACGGTGTTACGGTTGTTCAGCTTGATGTTCCTCGTGCTGTCGCTACAACGACTGGCGCTGGTACACCAACAAGCCGCAACGTCACTATCTCTGGCTACGATGTCTACGGTCAGCCAATGAGCGAAGTTATCGCCACTGGTACTGTCCAATCGACAACAGTCAACGGCAAGAAGGCTTTCTATCAGATCAGCAGCATCACGATCTCTGGTAGCCCTGTTGTGACCGTTGCAGTCGGCACAACTGATATCCTTGGCGCACCTGTCCGTATCACCAACGCTGGCTACATCGCTCGCTCTGGTTGGGATGGTGCATTGGCTGATGACGCAGGCACATTTGTTGCCGCTGTTACGACGACTGCTACGACAACATCTGGCGATGTTCGTGGAACATATGTTCCTTCGAGCGCACCCGATGGTGCTAAGCGCCTCGTTATGGGCATCCTCTTGCCAGCGATTGCTGTTGGTCCTCAAGCTACTCGTACCGGCGCTCTTGGCGTCACACAAGCCTAAGGGGTAAATCATGGGTTTCAAACGCATGGAAAAGATGGATACAACTGAGCCTTCAGTTGATGAAGTCGGTAACGGTATGAAGAAAGGCGGCAAGACAAAGAAGATGGCTATGGGCGGAGCAATGCCTGTAGCACCTTTGGCGGCTGCTGCTGCTCCTATGGGGCGTCGTGCAATGCCTGCTCGTCGTCCTGATCCACGCGCAGCAATGATGGAAGCTGCGATGGCTCAACGTGCGCCGATGATGCGCAAGAAAGGTGGCGAAGTCGAGAGCAAAGCCATGCATGCAAAAGAAGAGCGTGAGATCAGTGGTCTCAAGAGCGAGCTTAAGGCGCATGAAGGCAAGCCAGCATCCAAGGCTCACAAGGGCTTGAAGATGGGTGGTCTGCTCGGCGGGATCGAGGCAACTCGTCCTAACCCAAAGCGTGTGACTGGCGGCATCGAAGGTCCCGGCTACAAGTCTGGTGGCAAGATTCAGCGCAACACTGTTGCTCAAGAAGCTAAAACCAAGATGGTCACAGCCAAGCAAGTTAAGTCCTTAAACACCAAGACTGGTGGTCTAGAGGGTCGTGGTTACGCTAAGGGCGGCAGCGTCAAGAAGTATGAGAATACTTTGATGCACGGCGGTCCTAAGATGCCTACGAAACCTCTCGGCACAAAGTCGATCAAGCAAGCACCTGCTGGCTATAAAGACGGCGGTCATTGTGCGATGAAGACAGGCGGTGAGTCTGGCTTCAAAGGGATGAAAAAAGGCGGTTGCTGGTAATAGGAACGGGGTGACTTAGGTCACCCCACCTTCTTGAAGGATTGTCATGAAAGTACAAGTGGTCTCTCGAACTGGCGCAGGCTCAACAACTCCTATTGTCATCAATACAAACTGTACGCCCATCAATATTGGCTTTGCGGTGATTGTGACTGGCACTGTTAATTACTCTGTTCAGTTCACATATGACGATCCAGAGTCTGGTTTTACTACATGGTTCGATGATGCGACCATCACTAGCAAGACTGGTAATGAAGATGGCGCAATCAATTTCCCTATTACTGGGCTCAAGACGCTGGTTAATTCTGGCACTGGCACAGTAACCATGAAAGTTGTACAGGCGGGAATTGCGTAATGGGTACATACTCTTCCGCAACTCGGCAGGGTGCGTATGAACCATTTGACCTACAGGTTGCTCGTGGTCAGGTTATGGGTCATTCCACCGTCAACGTGTATGGTTATCAAACTGTTGTAGCGACTGACTTTATCCCTATTTGGGAAAATGCAACGCAATACACTTACCCTGTAGCTGCCACGCAAATGAATTTGGCTGGTACGGCAGGCGATACCGCATCAATTTTGATTAGCGGACTGGATGCAAACTACCTGCCAATTTCTGAAACACTGGTTATGAATGGCGAAACACCCGTTCAAACAGTAAAGTCTTATTTGCGCATTAACAGCATGCAAGTCACGGCAGGTAGTGCCACAAACCCTGCTGGTGTTGTGACGCTGAAAAATCTCACAAATACTGTAATTTACGCACAGATCAATGCTGGAGTAGGTCGTACACAGGCAGCTATTTACACTGTTCCTGCTGGATTCACGTATTTCTTACAGCGAGTGAATATCTATACATCACTCAACGGCAACAAGTTTGTAACATACCAGAACAAAACAACTAGCCCGACAGGTGTTGTGACTCTTACTCAGCAAGCACCTTTTCCGGTTAGTTATGATGCGTTGCGTGTTATGCCTCGCCCATTTGCGGAAAAAACCGATATTCAGTTGCAATGTAAAATTGACTCAGGCACAGGCGCTGTTGCCATCTCGCAAGAAGGCTACCTCATTAAGAACGCAGACTAATCATGCCAAGCAAATCCCCTGCCCAAAAGCGTTTGATGCAAGCAGTGGCACACAGCCCTAAGTTTGCCAAGAAGGTTGGCATCCCGACTAGCGTGGGCAAGGAATTTGAGAAGGCTGATAAGGGCATGAAGCGCGGTGGACTGTATGCCAACATCCATGCCAAGCGTGAGCGCATTGCGGCAGGATCAGGCGAGAAAATGCGCAAGGTGGGCAGCGAGGGCGCACCTACAGCCGACGCATTCAAAGAGTCTGCAAAGACTGCCAAGATGAAAGAAGGCGGCGTATCGCTTGCTGTTGGTCGTGGTGAAAAATTATCTGTTGAGCGTGGCGCAGGGCTTACCGCCAAGGGTCGCGCAAAGTATAATCGTGAGACGGGAAGCAACCTAAAAGCTCCCCAACCGCAAGGCGGATCGCGCAAAGATTCATTCTGCGCACGCATGAGTGGTGTAGTAAAGAATGCAAGCGGTGACGCACCTCGTGCGAAAGCCTCGTTAAAACGCTGGAAATGTCCGGGGTGGTAGATGTCAACTAGCGGAACTGTCTCTCAGACCACAATCTCTGTCCAACAGTTGATCGACCACGGCGCTCGTCGGGCAGGAAAGCTTGCAGAAGAGCTAACCGTTGAGCAAGTTCAAGCATCCAAGCAGAGTCTGTACTATTTGCTCTCCAGTCTCGCCAATTACGGCGTCAATTATTGGGCAATCAACAAGGTTATCGTTGGTTTGCAGCCAGATAAATTCGAATATTTCTTGCCAGTTGGCACTGTTGACGTCTTGAACGCCAATTATCGTACCCTGACCAACGTTTCAACAGGCGCTTACAGCACATCAGGAACGGCTCTGAACGCTTTTAATGGCGTGGGCGACCTTGTATGTCAACTGACCAACAATACAGGCTCTATCGGCATTGCAAACGGTACAAATAATGCTGTTTACATCAGCACGATCGGTATTTTGCCTGCCGTGACTGGCAACGTTGCCATTCAATTGCAATATTCGCAGGATGGTTCGACTTGGACGACGGTGTATGACCCCGGCACTGTTGCTTGGACATCTGGAACATGGATTTATTACGACCTTGATCCATCTGCGACAGCTCCATTCTGGAGAATTCAGCAGGTTTCAGGCGTAAATATGGGCTTCTATCAGGTCGTATTCGGCACAATGCCGATGTCGATCAACATGGCTCGCATGAACCGTGATGATTACTCCAGTTTGCCCAATCGTTCGTTCACAGCGTTGCGTCCTCTGCAATACTGGTTCAACCGCACGATCCCGCAGCCCAACATGGAAGTCTGGCCCGTTCCCAACAGCATCCAGCCGCAGCTTGAGTTGTGGTTGAACAGGTACATTCAGGATGTGGGTGACCTGAGCGGCGAGATTGAGATTCCACAGTATTTCTACTTGGCGATCCAGTGGGGATTAGCGCATCAGATGGCGTGTGAGTTGCCACAAGTTGATCCTGCTCGCATCGCTTATTGTGAGCAACAGTACGAGAAGCATCTGTTGATGGCGCAGAACGAAAACAGAGATAAGTCGCCGATCTTCTTCACTCCAAATTTAATGCCATATACAAGGTAGAGGGGGTATAAAATGCCTCGCTTCCTTGATACAATTGGCAACAGCACGCTAAGCATCTTCATCTGTGACAGATGTAAGATGAAAAGACCTTACAGCGATATGCGACCCGATGGAAACATCCCCGCAATCAAGGTCTGTAGCGAGAGTTGTTCTGATGAGTTTGACCCATATAGGTTACCAGCAAGGCAGCCTGAAAAGATTAGTTTGCGGTTTCCCCGCCCAGACACCGATGTTGCTGAGAATCACGACAACATCATCACTGATCCGGGAATCCAAAACCAAAACGATATTGGCATTGCGACTGAGCAGGCTAATACACCAAATGACGGCAACCTTGATGTGCTTTCACCGTAGAGATTAAATATGGCAGACGTTCGGATAACCGCGCTACCAACCGCACAAAGCCCGATCACTGGCGCTGAGTTAGTCCCGATTGTTCAAAACGGATTGACGGTTCAGACAACCGTCTCCGCAATCACTTCCAGCCCATCGCTTACACAGACATTCCTGACCGTTGGTTTGCAGACTGGCTTGCCTAACAGCCGATACTTCTCGACTGGCACAGGTCTTGGCATTACTGACGGCGGTGCGCAGGGTGCGTACATAATCGCTTTGAATGGAACATCCGCTTCACTGGAAGGCGCTTCTACTGGCGTGATTGTTAAATCGGCGCCAAATACGATTTCATCACGAACACTTAGCACAAGCGGCAATGGCATTAGTGTCACAAACGGCGATGGCGTATCAGGTAACCCAACATTCCAGCTAACAGGTTTAGCATTAGCAATTGCTAACATGAGTGGCACAGGGTTAGTTGGTCTGAATGGATCAACATTATCGCCATTGACTCTGATTGGTGACCCAAATGAGATCACTATTTCTAATGGTAACGGCGCAGGCGGCAACCCAACGATCGGATTGGCGGATAATCCGATTGTGCCGGGCAACGCAGGTATAGTGATCCCAGTTGGTACGACCGCGCAACGAAGTGTCGGCACTGACGGCGAGATTCGATATAACAGTCAGTCTGTAGCTTACGAAGGGTTTGCTGGAGGATTGTGGCGTGAGTTTTCGCTAACAGGCGGAGTATTGTCATTTAGTGCAGGGTCAACTGGATTCTCCCCAAGTTCTCCTACATCTGGCGTTGTGACGCTCTCTGGTTTATTGAATAGCACCAGCGGCGGTACAGGCGCTTCGGCGCTTACAGGATATTTATATAGTAATGGCGCATCGGCTTCTACAGCGTCCACTACAATTCCAACCACGGATTTGTCTGGAACTATTTCTAATGCTCAATTAGCGAATAGCGCAATCACAATCAATGGCACTTCTGTATCTCTCGGTGGTTCTGGAACAATTACAGCAACTAATCCTAACGCGCTGACAATTGGCACAGGGCTAAGCGGTTCAAGCTACACAGGCTCAACGCCAGTCACTATTGCACTCGCTGATACTGCGGTTTCGCCAAATAGTTATACGGCGGCAAACATTACTGTTGATCAGCAAGGGCGCATTACGGCTGCCTCTAATGGCTCTGTCGGCTCAGTTACTTCGGTATCCGTCTCTGCAGGAAACGGGTTTTTAGGCACAGTCTCTAATCCGACTACGACCCCAGCGATTACGCTATCCACTAATGTGACGGGTGTGGTGTACGGCAATGGAACAGCGCTCTCTGCGGCGACAGGATCGCAAATTGCAACAGCGATCGGATCAACAACGATCACAAACGCAACAAACGCAACGACACTAACTGGAGGAGCTACAGGCTCTTTGGTTTACCAGTCTGCGGTAGGCGCAAGTGCATACTTAGGCATTGGCACAAATGGCTATGTGTTGGTTGCAGGAGCCACAATCCCTCAATATGTAGCTCAGTCAACATTGGCTGTTGGGTCGGCAACGACTGCAACAAACGCAACAAATACCGCAATTACGGAAGATACAAGTACGGCAACAGCGGTATATCCGACTTGGGTAACAGCCAATACTGGCAACTTGCCACAAAAAGTCACATCAACTAAATTATCATTTATTCCATCTACGGGCGCATTGACCGCAACAGGTGGAATTTCAGGTGGAGTATTCTAATGGCACAAAGCGGATTTACCCCAATTAAACTTTACCTCTCCACTACTGCGGCGGCTGTCCCCACGGCGGCTAACTTAGAGCCGGGTGAGTTAGCGCTGAACAACAACGACGGCAAGCTCTTCTACGAAGACAGTTCAGGAGTTGTACAAGTCATCGCCACAAAAGCTGGCGCAAGCGGCGATGTGGTCGGTCCTGCATCGGCAACTGCTAATGCGATACCAAGCTTTGATGGCACAACTGGCAAGTTAATTAAAGACAACTCTGGCGCAACAATCTCTGCTGGCGTTGTAACTGCCACAGGATTTTCTGGTCCTCTAAACGGCTCGGTGGGAGCTACAACTCCATCTACCGTAGTAGCTACGCAAGTAGACATTACAGCCCAAGGTGATCTGCGCCTACAAGACTCAACGGGTGGCGAGTATGTGGCTCTACAAGCCCCTGCTACGCTCTCATCTAGCTACACCCTTACCTTACCTGCAGATGACGGTACAAGCGGTCAGGCGTTGATTACAGACGGCTCAGGCGTGTTGTCTTGGTCTACTGCGGCATCGGGCGATGTGTACGGCCCTGCCTCCGCTACGGATAACGCTGTAGCTCGCTACGATGGCACAACGGGCAAGATTATCCAAAACTCAGCGGTCACGATTGGTGACGATGGTGCGACTGTTATTGCGGCTAATAGCTCGTCTGACGGTCTGCGCATCACACAAGTAGGCTCAGGTAACGCTCTGACCGTTGAGGATAGTGCTAATCCTGATGCTACGCCCGTGGTGATTGATTCATCTGGTCGGGGAGTTTTTGGGTATACAAGTTTCCTTCAAGTAAATACTTATTCTGCTAATGAGCCATTAAGTGTGTACGGCGCATCAGGTCAAGGCATACAAATTGGAGATTTTGGCGCAAATCAATTTGCCGGCGGATTAAATTTTGGAAAGTCTCGTAGCGGCACAATTGGTACAGGAACAGTCGTAAACAGCGGTGATGCGTTAGGTAACATAATTTTTAATGGCTTTAATGGTTCTGCATACAATCAAGCGGCAACTATTGTTGCAGCCGTAGACGAAACACCCGGCACAAACGATATGCCCGGTCGCTTGGTGTTCTCCACTACGGCTGATGGTGCGAGTAGTCCGACTGAGCGGATGAGGATTGATAACGCAGGGCGGGTTGGGATTGGTTCTAGTTCATTGACTGGCTATAAGTTAAAAGTTGGCGCAACGATTACTGGTGGAGTAAATGCCTACGGCGTAGCTATGGATGCCGCCGTTCAATCTGACACAACTTTTTCAGCTAGTTACTTCACAAGCGTTGCTACTACACAAGCCACGGCGTTTACTTTATCTAACTTACGCCATTACTGGACTTTCCAAAACGCATTTGGAGCGGGTTCTTCCGTAACCAATCAATTCGGCTACTTTGCTGACGCATCCCTCACAGGCGCAACCAACAACTACGGCTTCTACGGCAACATCGCAAGCGGCACAGGACGTTGGAATTTTTACGCTGCGGGTACGGCTGCTAACTATTTTGCTGGCTCTTTGTCGGTTGGAACAACTAACGCCCCTGCACAATTTACAGTACAGACCACAGGCACAGGGACAACGGCGGGTAGCAATGTTATCTCACGTTTTCAGACAAACGGAAGTGGCTATGATGCCAACATTCAATTTAGCGATACCGTAGCCAATAGCGTTAATATCGGTCAATTCGGCGGTGCTTTTTATACGATAATCAATGGCGTAGAACGGATGCGCATTGCCTCCGTTGGAACAATCTCCCTAGGCGCAGCCCCCGGCGCAGAATCCCTGCGTGTCACGCCTGTTGCGAGTGCGGTGAATTTTTGGAACTTCACAGGCAATACCGCTGGTAACGCTATTGGCGCTGCGGCAACAGGTGGTGATACTAATATTTCGCTTGGCTTTACAACCAAAGGTAATGGCGTATCTGATTTCTATTCCAACAACTATGGCAGTTTGCAGTTTCGTGTAGCCCACACAGCCTCCGCAGTTAACTACTTACAGGTAACGGGCGGCTCTACTGGTAACTATCCTTATTTTACGTCACAAGGAAGTGATACAAACGTATCTGGCGGTATGTATAGCAAAGGTACTGGCGGATTATATTTTGGAACAGCCTCTGGGGCAACAAACCAATTTGTCGTAGCCCACACAGCCTCCGCTGTTAATTACTTACAGGTAACGGGTGGGGCTACGGGCGTTGGTGTTGCTTTATCGGCTCAAGGTAGTGACGCAAACATTACAAATTTCTACTCTACCAAAGGCACAGGGCCACACAGTTTTTTTACTGGCGGCGGAAATCAATTTGTTATATCCAACACAGCCTCCGCAGTCAACGCTGTACTTGTTTCCGGTAGCGCAACTGGAGCAGCGGTTCAAGTTGCTGCGGGAGGCTCAGACACCAACATTGACCTAGCCCTTACACCAAAAGGCACAGGAAACGTCAGATTCGGTACACTTACAGCGACCTCTGATGTGGCTATCACAGGGTACATTGAGATCAAGGACGGCGCAGGTAACGTCCGTAAACTAGCCGTTATTTCGTAACTTGGAGATTTAATTGAAAGTCACTCTTACACTAGAAGTAGAACAGGTTAACGCAATTTTGCAAACGCTTGGACAGCTTCCAACATCTAGCGGGGCTTTCCCGCTAATGGTAGAAATCAAAAAACAAGCAGATGAGTCTGCCAAATCTCAAGAATCAATCCCACAGGTGCAACTATGAAAGTATGGACAATCAATTCTCTGTCGACATTAAACACGCCAGAGCCAGAAACGGCAGTGATGAGCAACTTCACCATCTCGGAGGACGGTCAATCGGTGACTTACTCGGTTAACCTCCTGCCCGCTGACGCATCAAACTTTATCCCCTACGCAGACATTACCCAAGCCGAAGCTATCCAATGGACGCAAGACGCATTGGGCGCAGAGCGTGTAACAGCGATGGAAGCTGAAGTGGATGCCTTGATTGCACAGGCGGCTATTCCTACTCCACAACCTACCCCATTGCCTTGGGTTGCGCCTGAGCCAGTAGTTGAAGCCCCCGCCGAAGAAGCTGCGTAATGTGGTGGCTCTTGCTCATACCCGTGGCAATTGTCGGATTCTTTTTCTGGCTCTGCGCGGGTATGGATGAGCAGATGAAGGGGTACTGATGAACCGCACCAACTTTGAACACGCTGGATACGCCTTGCTTATGCAGGGTGTAGTCTGGCTGCTAACTGGCAACCTATTAGCAGGAGCAATGCTTGGTGTTGGTTTCTTCTTCGGTCGTGAACACGCTCAGGCTGAGTACAAAGCGATCAATACAGACTTCGGCGGCAAGCGAGCCAATATGCCGTGGTATGCGGGGTTTAAACCGAAGTATTGGACGCTTGATGCTGTCCTTGATGTATTGTTTCCCACAGCGGTTGTGATAGCCGCGCTCATCCTTTCTAGATGGTACTAATATGGACTGGCAATATCTAATTAACTTGGGTGCAGGTGCGTTACTCGCAGTTGGCGGGTGGTTTTGCCGCCAGTTGTGGGATGCTGTAGAAAAGCTCAAGAACGATATTGGCAGACTTGAATTGCACATGAGCGAGAACTATGTCAAGAAGTCTGAGGTCGAGAACCTGCGGGCAGACATGGACAAGCGCTTTGACCGCATTGAAATGCTGTTAGACCGTCTATTCGATAAGCTTGACTCAAAGGTCGATAAGTAATGGTCACGGCGAAGAAGACCGTCGCCAGAGCGCCTGTGAAGCGAGCGGCAGTAAGAAAAGTTTCATCGAAGGCATCCCCCAAGGCTGCACCACGGGATATGACCGACAAGATTCTTGATCTGATTAAGTGGGTGGATAACCCGTTCAAGCTTGTTTCCGTCATTTTGCTGTCCACGATTGCGTTTGCAGGATACTTTGCTTGGGATAGTCGTCAGGTTATCTTGGCTGCGATTCAGTCAAACAACTCGATGCCCCAACTCAAAGACCACGATCAGTTATTGCCACTGGCAAACAGTTTGGTTAAAGATGTAAACGCTGTGGGCATTGTTATCAATAAAGTAAACCTTGCCACAAACAGCAGAACCACAGTCCTCGCTATTGCTAACGGTGAACGCAACCACAAGCTTGAGGGCATCACGGTGTCTTTGTTTGCAGCCAGCCCAGACAGGAACGCGGCTGTGGTTAGTATGCTAAACAATGAAGTGTCGTGTAGCGACTTTATGCCGTCTAGCGCAATTGGTGACTGGGCAAGATCAATGGGTGTTAAGTACGCTTGCCGTGCATCCATTCCAAACGAAATAGGCAAGTTTGCAGGTTATATAACGGTTGGCTTCAAAGACATGCCACGGGACTTGATATCCGTGAAAACTCGGATGATATTAGCCGCTACGGAGATGGACAAATGAATCGCCTAGAAATATTTTGCAGAAGGTTTAGCGAGGCAATGCCAGCTTGTTTGATGGTGATGGTGCAGGGCAACCCACTAGCGTTGTCTTTAGGGCATTGGCTCAAGGCTTGCCAGACAGGTGCTATTGCAGGGCTGATTATGGTTTGTCTGTCGTTTACGCCACGCAAAGACCTGATGGACAACAAGTACACCATCGCTGGTCTGACGGGCTTTGCGACTGCTGTTGCTGATTATTTGATCCATCCTACACACTTTGGTGGTGAGTTTACCGAGGCGCTTGTGACAGGTCTTGCTGCAGGGTTGTTGTGCTTGGCGCTATCCAACTTTAAAAAGGAAGCAAAATGAAAGCAAAATGGGAAGCAGTAAAGGCTTGGTGTAACGCCAAGTGGACAGCAACTAAGGCATGGTTTTCAGGCGTGAGGTTCTAATATGTTACCGATAATGGATATCCTTGGCATCGGCATGAAGGTGCTAGACAAGTTTTTCCCTGATCCTGAACAGAAAGCAAAGGCTCAGCTAGAGCTAATGCAGATGCAGCAAAATGGCGAACTTGCCAAGATGCAAGCCGATATGCAGGAGCAAGGTGAGCTTACTAAACGCCATACGGTAGACATGGCGTCTGATTCTTGGCTGTCTAAAAACATTCGGCCTATGACCCTCCTAATCATTCTGGGTGGGTACTTCACCTTTGCAATGATGTCGGCGTTTGATATGGACACGCATAAACAATACGTCGAACTGCTTGGTCAGTGGGGCATCATAATTATGTCCTTCTACTTCGGCGGCAGAACTGTGGAAAAGGTTGCAGACATGGTTGAGAAACGTAAGGTCAAGGAAAGCGAAAATGGCAGCAAGTAAAGCCAAGCAAGACATAGCTTTGATAATTCAAGCTGGTCTTGATGCGGCCGTAGAAAAGCTGTCCGTAAAGCGCGGAACTTGTCTTGTTGATAAATGCCAAGATGATGCTGTTGCGAAGGGGTTGTGCAACGCACATTATTTGCGTAACAAAAAAGGAAAAGATTCAGATAGGCCTATTAGAACAAGAACGAAAGATTGTATTGATTGCGGAAAGCCGTTAAATAATAAAGGCGGCTGGATGCGGTGTGCCAATCATTACAAAAAGGCAAGACAAAGAACAATCAAAGAATCTCTTGTAAATGCTCTTGGTGGATGTTGTCAAAGCTGCGGTGGAGTTTTTAGTATGGCTGTGTATGATTTCCATCATATAGGCAAAAAAGATGGTGACCCCTCTTGGATGATAGCAAATTCCGGCATTGATAAAATAGCCGAAGAACTATCAAAATGTATTTTGTTGTGTGCTAACTGCCATAGGATGGAACATGAAAGAGAACTGGGATAAATCATTTAATCAAATGTTGGCATCAGAAGGGGGCTTCAGTAATCATTCTTCCGACCCCGGCGGCATGACGAATCTTGGTGTCACTAAGCGTGTCTGGGAAGAATGGGTTGGGCGTGAATCAAACGAAAAAGAAATGCGTTCGCTGACTCCTGAAATGGTCGAACCGCTATATAAGCGCAAATTCTGGGACGCATGTCGCTGCGACGACCTCAAATCGGGTATTGACTACCTCGTCTTTGATTTCGCGGTCAATGCGGGCTGTGGTCGTTCGGCAAAAGTCCTTCAGACTGCTGTGGGTGTGACGCCTGATGGCGGGATTGGACCAATCACTTTAGCCGCTGTAAACGCTATTCCAGAGGCTGAGCTGATTGAAAAGTTCAGCCAAGCCAAAGAGGACTTTTATCGGTCACTGAACACGTTTGAGACCTTTGGAAAAGGCTGGCTGAACCGAGTTGCCGCAGTTAAAGTTAAAGCTACCACAATGCTTGGATAGAGGGTAAAATGTCAGACAAAGCGCTTTGGGATAAAACGCACTCAAAATCACATAATTTGTGGGTGTCGCCATGACCGCGAGCTTTGTTCTAACCTATGACAGCCTAGTATCAACGATTGAACAGTACCTTGAGCGTAATGACGCCGCTGTTGTCGATCAGATTCCTACATTTATCACGCTTGCTGAGTTTGAAATTGCTCAGCAAATTAAAACTTTGGGGCAGATTGAAGTTGCTCAGGGCGTGATGGAAGTCGGCAACCCTGTCATCCAAAAACCAGCCCGTTGGCGAAAAACCGTATCGATGTCAGTGACCTCTGATGGCATCAAGAACCCCGTTTTCTTGCGCAAGTACGAGTACCTGACGAACTACAACGATGAGAGTCCAAGTGGATTGCCGCTGTATTACGGCGACTACGACTACGACAACTGGTATGTATCTCCAATCCCTGATCAGGCATACACATTTGAGGTGTTGATTTATCAGCGTCTCCAGCCGCTATCGTCCACGAACCAAACAAACTGGATCACGAACAACGCCCCCAATGCCATGCTCTTTGGTGCATTACTTCAGGCGGTGATCTACCTCAAAGACGATGCACGCCAGATATTTCAACAAAAGTACGACATGGCAATGCAGTCTCTCAAGGCTGAGGATGTTACTCGCGTTGGCGACCGCTCAGCTATCGCTGTGGACTCTTAGAGGTAACCATGACTAATGCATATGTCAACCCTATTACGGGACAGACCATCAGCCCATCGCAAGTGGGCTACGATCAACTTACGATATCAACGAACACGGAGTTGGATTGGCCCATCAATGGGACGACAAACACCAATGTTGTTGCGGCGATTATCCAAGTTACGGCGACGACAACGGGATTAGACCTATTGATGCCATCTGCGCTGCAAGTCAGCACAGGTCAGAGCGTCTTGATTCAAAACATTGGATCAAACACATTCACCGTTACAGATATCTCTGGCAACACGATTGTATCGATTGCGTCAGGCGTAGCGCAATACATATTCCTCACCAACAATTCTACAAATAATGGTATATGGTCTACCGTTACATTTGGCGCAGGCACTTCCTCGGCAAACGCTGCGGCATTGGCTGGGTATGGATTATTTGCTTCGGGCGTTACGCTTAATCAGGAATATGTAGAGAGTTCTGTTTTTTCAAGCACCGCTTTGAATGACACTTACCGCGCTCAATTTTTAGTCTGGGCAGGTGGTGTGGGTACGCTTACATTACCCACAGCGTCTTCGGTCGGTAATGGTTGGTTTGTAATGATCCGAAATGGTGGATCAGGCATCCTAACCATTAACCCTAGCGGCACAGACACTATTGACACCAACTCCTCTCAGCAGCTACAGCTTACTGAGTCATTAGTTGTTGTATCAAACGGCATTGATGGCTATAGCACATTTGCATATGGGCGTAGTAATACATTTGCGTACACACAGCTTGCAAAGACCGTTACAGGCGGCACAGACACGCTTACAGCGGTTGAATATGCAAACGTCGTGCAGGAATACTTCGGCGCTTTAACATCGAACCAGATCATCGTTCTGCCGTCTACGGTACAGATTTATTACCTGAACAATCAGACAACTGGATCGTATTTATTAACCTTCAAGACATCGGCTGTTGGTGCGGCAACTGTTACTGTTCCGCAAGGTCAGACGCTAACGGTCATTTGTGACGGTACAAATGTATTTAACTCAAGCTCGGCATCTGGGGGCGTGGTTACATCATTAACCATTAATCCCGGATCGGCATCAGCCCCTTCACTAAATTTTGCGGGCAACATAACCACTGGTATGTATCAGCCCGCGACCAACCAAGTTGGTTTTGCTTTGGGCGGGTCAAACGCATTGACGCTTACTACTAGTGGTTTGTTTGTTCCTGCTGGCGTCTCGGGCGGTACATTCTGATATGGCAACCAAAGTCATTAGTCTAAACATTAAGCCGGGCATCCAGCGCGATGGTACTCAATTTGATGCGCCTGTTTATGTTGATGGTAGATGGGTGCGCTTTCAGCGTGGTCGTCCTCGCAAGGTGGGTGGCTACAAGGGGATCTTCCAGAACGCTGCAGGAATCAGCCGTGGCATGATTTTAAACTCAGAAAACGGTCTGAACTATGTTTACTCAGGATGGAGCGATGGTCTGCAAGAGTGGGTAACTGATGACGATGATGGTGTTGGGTCAGGCCCAACCAACATTCAATTCTCTGGGGCTATTTTAACCACACCTACTTTGGTGGGTGGTAGTGCATACACGAACGGTACTTATTCTGGTGTTTCACTAACGGGTGGCTCAGGCTCTGGTGCTATTGCAGATATTACGGTTGCTGGCGCTGTCGTTACGGTGGTGACTTTGGTTTCGGGTGGTATTGGTTACCTGTCTGGTGATGTACTAAGCGCGCCTGCGGCAAGCATTGGTGGCACTGGCACTGGATTTTCTATTACCGTTGGAACTGTTGATTCAAGTTTTACTGCCAACGCAAATAATCTTTGGCAATTTGACATTGGTTTTGATTCTGGTGGATCAGGCAATCAAACTATTATTGCGCACCCCGGTCAGAATCTGACGAATATTGACAACACGATCAATACACCTGTGCTGATTGGCGATTTCCCTGCTGGGGTGATGAGCCAAGTCGGAGTGTTTACGGCGGCTGGCACGATGGTGGTAGGACCACCCAGCGTGTTCACCATCAACTCCATCAACGCTTTGATCGCTATCGGTCAGACTGTAACGGGTACAGGCATCCCATCAGGCACGACTGTCACTAATGTTGTGATTGGATCATCTACAACTGATGTCACGCTGTCCAATACAGCCACGACAGCGGGCGCATTGACGCTTACATTCAACAATAACATCAGCGTATCAGGTGGGTGTGTGATGTTGCATCCGTACTTGTTTGTGTACGGCAACAACGGTTTGATAAAGAACAGCTCGGCTGGCAACTTCCAAGACTGGGTGTCAGCCGATGCCAACGAGAACACAGTATCGGCAGGAAAGATCGTCAAGGGTCTACCTGTGCGAGGTGGTACAACTTCACCATCTGGCTTGTTCTGGTCGTTAGACTCCCTTATTCGTGTGAGCTACGCCCCTACAACGGTCGGAACAAGCACGATCTATTGGCGCTATGACATTGTCAGTAGCCAGAGTTCAATTCTGTCCTCATCGAGCGTGATTGAGTACGACGGATTGTTCTTTTGGTGCGGCGTGGATCGATTCTTGATGTACAACGGTGTTGTGACTGAGGTTCAGAACAACATGAACATCAACCACTTCTTTGACAACCTGAACTATGCTCAACGTCAAAAAGTGTGGGCAACGAAGATTCCTCGCTGGGGTGAGATTTGGTGGTTCTATCCCCGTGGTAATGCAACTGAATGTACGGACGCAATCATCTTTAACGTCAGAGAGAAGATTTGGTATGACGCAGGCGAGGCATTAGGCGCTCGTCGCTCTGCAGGAACATTCTCTGAGGTGTTCCGCAAGCCAATCTGGGCTGGCAACGAAGAGAACGATGCGGGTACATACACTCTCTGGCAACAAGAGTCAGGCACAAACCGTGTGAACTTGAGCCAAGAGACAGCGATCCAGAGCTACTTTGAGACGGATAGTCTTGGATGGGTGAATGGTGGCCCGAACCAGAACGACCCAGTAGGCATGAACAACTGGATCAGGCTTGAGCGTGTTGAACCCGACTTTGTGCAGTCTGGCGACATGAATATGTATGTCACAGGTAAGGGGTATGCGTCAGATGTCGATGTGGTGACAGGACCGTATGTCTTTGCCCCCGATACATTGAAGATTGACTTGCGTGAGCAGCGTCGTGAGATGCGCTTGAGGTTTGAGAGTAATGTCGTCAACGGCAACTACGAGTGCGGTCTGAACCTACTCTCTGCGGATGTTGGCGATGTAAGAAGCACAGGCAACCCATAATGGTCACATACGATCCTCGCGGGCAGAGTTGGGACTCATGGTGTGCGCTTATGGCTGAGTTGTTTGCGCCACAGCAATTGGGTACAGTGCCAGAGGATCGGTGGCGTGAGTGGGGTGATGCAATGGCAGGGATTGGTTACTTTATGAGTTCCAATATCCCTGACTCACGCACCTTTGATAATTGGGAAGATTGGGCGGTATCGATCGTCGGAATTATGAGCATACAGCCATGAGTCCTCAGTTTGGTGTTGAGCATATTGAAGACATAATTGATGAGTTGGCTCCTTTGTCTGTCGCTCATCATGCAGAAGTAAACGCATTTGACGATACGCCACTAGACATCAACTGGGATCGGTATGTGGCGGCAAAGAACATCTACCAAATGATTACCTGTCGAATAGGCGATGAACTTATAGGATGGATTGGTTTTTTTGTGTACGATCATATGCGTCACAAGGGCTATAAAATAGCCAAAGAAGATTGGTACTACATTGTTCCTAAATGTAGAGGCAACGGGATCGGTAAAGCATTATTTAAGTACGCAGAAAATGTGTTGCGTAATGCTGGCGTTAATCGTGTGATGATTAGTTGTAAGGTAGACCACGATCACACAGAGATGATTGAGTCGTTGGGTTATACGCATTACGAAAAGAATTTCACTAAGGTGCTTGCATGAAATATAACCACGACAGTATGTTGCCAATCGGTGCTTTTAAGCCTCGTGGCAGTGTCGTGGGTGGACGCTCTATGCGTCTGCATGGTGGTGATAGCTGGTACTACGAACCAGAACCTACTGGTGGATCGTGGGGTGGCGGCGGAGACGCCGGGGCGGTTTGGATTCCTGACCCAGAACCTGCACCTGCTCCTTGGTCTCCACCGCCTGAAGCACCCGCTCCTGCACCTGCGCCAGCTCCTTGGTCGCCTCCGCCTGAGCCAGCACCTGCACCTGCGCTTCCTGTAGCTCCAGCAGCTCCTGATTGGACGCAGACGGTGAATGATATCTATCAGCAGACATTTGGTAGACAAGCCGATCCAAGCGGGATGGCAACATTTACTAACCTGTTGAATCAAGGCATGACCGGCGAGCAAATGCGTGAGGCTCTCAGAACTAGCCCAGAAGGTCAGTCTATGGGGTTGTCTCCAGCGCCTGCTCCAGCCGCCCCTGTTGCACCTCTTGCCCCCGCTGCTCCAACATATACGCCATTTAATCTAGACCAATACGGATACACCACTGACACAGAGACTCAGTATTACAACGCAGCCAAGCTTGCCAATTGGCAGATGGAGCAGGGCAGACCTGATCTAGCACAGCCGTACATTGAGGAAGCCAACGCCCTTAAACAGAAATTAGATTCACCATTCCGCATTGATACGATCACAGGTGGCGGCGGTGGCGACGCAGGAAGTGGCTCTACCGAGACATACTTGGTTGATAAATCTGGCAGCATCATATCTGCTGTTGCCCCACAAGATGGTGGTAAATACAGCGTCAATTTTGAAGGCGCTGGAGACTCAGGTACAAGCTCTAGTAGCCCTGTATTTACATTGGATGACCTGCTGAAGCAAGCGGTATCCGAAAAGAATACTCCATTCGGTTTAGGCAGAGGTCAGGCGGTTGGATACGCTTACGAATTAAAGAACGAAGATGGTGAGCCATATCAGCGCTACGATGCTAATGGCAACCTCACGGAGTTCGTCAATAGATTGACGGGAGAGTGGACAAAAGCCAGTGATGTAAAACCGATTGGATCGGTGTTTGATCCAAACCAAGGCAAATTCGTTACAGAGTACAAGTACGGCGACAACAAATTCATCTCTACCCTCGGCTCAGGTGGAAGCACATTTGCCCCAATTATGGACCCGTACAGTAAGGATACTGGCGGATTCATGGGCGAGGGCGGCTGGGCAAAGGCTGGTGCGCTTGTCGCTGCTGGTTTGACGGCTGGTCTCGCAAGCGGTGCGTTAGTGCCTGCATCTGTGGCAGCCGCTGCGCCGGGTTCGACTGCGGCAATCGGTTTGACTGCAGCAAAAGGCGCACTGACAAGCATAGCCGTAGCTGGAATTCAAGGCGCAACGCCAGATCAAATGCTCAAGGCAGGTATTTTGGGCGGTGTAGGAGCAGGTCTGGGTGGTTTTGTAGGTGCAGCCGACCTTGGCACTGTAGGCAACATCGCAGCAAAGGCTGGTATTCAGACAGGCTTGGCGGCGATTGCGGGCGGCAATGTACCGAACGCACTTATCTCTTCGCTCATCAATAGCACATTGCCTGTTGTCTTAAACGAGGCGCTACCCCCAGAGACATCCAATATTATCTCTAGCCTGCCCAAGCCGATTCAAAATATCATCATGAGTACGGCAGGAAGCGTGATTGGCGCTGGGTTTAATGGTCAAGACATCTCTAATGCGGCGGTAAGCGGCGTCACCAATGGATTGGTCAGCCTCGGTAAAGATATCGCTAGTGGCGCATTTAAAGACTTGTCAGAGTCAGAACTCGCTCAGACGGTTAAAGACTACCTGACGCCAAAGACGACGGCTGGTGGTTTCCTTGGTGAGTATGGAGATATGGCTCCACCACCAAGTCAGACTGATGTGATAGATAGCATCTTTCAGCAAGACGCAGAGGATGTGATTAATCGCAATCCGCCACCCTTGGTGCAGGACGCTATCAACCGCAATACGCCAGTAACTGCTGAGACAGTCATTACTCCTCCCCTTGTGCAAAACGCCATCAATCAGGCTGTCAATCCTGATGATGTAACCAATGCGCTTTTAGCGGGACTGGAGAACCCATACATTGGAACGCCATCGGCTCCTCTGGCAAGTGCAACGACAAGTGATGTAAATCCTGTTGCTGTAGAAAATACCCCAACATTGCCTGAAGTATCTGTCACTGGTGATGAAGACACGCTACGAATCTATAACGAAGAAATGGAAAAGCTTGGGTTGCCTACGGCGGAGTCTGTAGATGATCCTGCATTTGTTGGCGCATTAGATCGAATAAACGCTGGGACATATAACCCAGATGCCCCACTTGAATCGCCATTTCAGCCACAGCTTCCAGCAAGTGAATATGAACCTGCAATCAAGGCGCTTGAGGACGCAGGTTTAGATGTCTCTTACAGGACGCTAGATCAGTTCACTCAAGAACCCGGAGCGCTTGTCGATGCGGTGTATCCTGCCTTGGCGGGGCGTCAGCCAACAGAGCAAGAGCGCATTAATTTTATAGATCAGTATTCAAATAGCGCTACAGCATCTCCGCAGGACTTGATAAAAGAAATTTACGATCAAGTACAGCTAGACAAGCAAGTTCCTGTTTATATTGATCAGTCAACATCACCTACACCAGTTACACCTCCGCTAGAGACTGCAAAAGAGCCTGTTGAAGAGCCTGTCAAAGAGCCTACGGCATCCTCTTCCACATCAGGTGATAACCAACCAGCGGGCGGTCTTGGGACGCAGGGGGCTTCATCGGCTGGCAATGAGGGAGCGCCCGGTGCGCTGACCGCATCTGGGGAGGCGTCTGAATCTGAATCCCAAGCCGATAGAATTGCTTCTGAAGCCGCGAGCGCAGGTGATATACCAGCAGAAGACATCGCTATTGACACTCAGCGCATCTTGTCTAACTCTTCTGCGTTGGGGGTATCTCCTGAGCAAGCCATTTCAAGCGGCTTAATTAATCCTGATGGGTCATTAACAGACAAAGGCATCAAGAGGCTTGCTGATATTTCTGGTCTGTTAGCTTCTGATGTTGTGGCGCTTACAAACGCATCCACCACCGCAAGGACAGACACTGGCTCAGGCGTTACTTCTACTGGGGCTGGCGCAACGACAGGAGCTGATTCTGGTGCAGCGATATCAGGAACTGGCGTAGGCGGTTTAACTGGTACTAATGTTGGTGGCTTAGGTACAGGGACAGGAGTTGGGGTTGGTGAAGGCACGGGTACAGGATCAGGCGATGGCTTTGGTAGCGGTCTGGGTCTCGGCGGCGCTGGTACAGGCACGAGCGGTTCAGGCACGGGCGGCGCTAAAGCTCCAGTAGTCCCAACAGTTTCGTCGCCATCATACTCATACTTTAATTTAGGCGCTCAAGGGGCAAGCCCCGGTGCGTTGCCCGGCAATCTAGAGGCTACATTCCTGCAAGGTGCTAATGTGAACGATTACAACCCATTCGAGAATTACAATGTCTACGAACAGCTCCAGCCTGTGCGTGCCGCTCAAGGCGGTAGCCCCCTACAGCTTGCTCAGATGCAACAAAGCGTCTATGGGATCGATCCTAGCCTCTACAGCGTCCTACAAAAGCGCCAAGCACCAAACTACTTCACCTACGGTTCTGACACCTCTGGCGGCGAACCTACGAAGTTTGCAGGCAGTCAATTACAAGCTAAGCCGACCCCCGGCATTCCTGTGATTCCAACAGGTCAGGCTTCGTCGTCTGACTGGCTGTACAAGGGGTCGGGATCAAACCCGCTTGCTTCTGCAGGATCGGGGATTTCTAACTTGCCCGCAGGTATGTTGGCTCAAGGCGGTCAGGCACACGGTGGTGGTGAGGGTGAGCATATCCCTGAGTTCATCACTGGTGCGACAGGTCATTATGTGAAGGGTCGTGGCGATGGTCAATCGGACGATATCCCTGCCATGCTTGCCGATGGTGAGTTTGTATTTGATAGCTCCTCTGTTTCCACCCTTGGTAACGGCTCTTCGGATGCTGGTGCTAAATTGTTGGATGCTTTCAGGGAATCTCTGAGAGAACACACAAGAGCGGCTCCAAAGGATAAAATACCGCCTAAGGCATCACCACTGATGTATATGCAAGAGGCTATGAAAAAAGTTGGTATGAAATGAGAAAACTGCCATCGACGGCTTTTCAAAAAGGGCAAATTGCTCCGAATCGTGGTTTGCGCCATGAGGCAAAGTTGCGTGGCGACACTCATTACTTTACTGGCAAACCGTGCAAAAACGGTCATATTGAAAAGCGTATTGTAAGTAGCGGTGGTTGTATGGAATGCGCTAGGTTACAAACTGTTAAAACGCGCATTACAGAAACAGAACAACAGCGGTTGATACGCTTACAAAAAGGTGCTGATCGCGCTGCTCAATGGCGTCAAGATAATCCTGAGCATGAAAATACCAAAATTGTTAAGAAGCGCTGGAAGCAAGATAACCCGATTAAGGTATATGCCGCTACTGCCAATCGTCGTGCCGCCAAGCTTCAGCGTACTCCGCTGTGGTTGACTAAAGCACATCATGAGCAGATTGAACGGTTTTATTGGGAAGCTGCGGAAATTTCAAAAGTGGTTGGTGAGTTTTATCATGTTGACCACATTGTCCCTTTGCAAGGCAAGACAGTATCTGGGTTTCATGTGCCTTGGAACTTGCAGGTATTGCACGCAAAACAAAATTTAAGTAAAGGAAATAATCATGGCTGATCCAACAACGCTTGATCCTACCGCAACGACGACTCCTGCATTGCCGACAGCACCCGCAGCACCTACGCCGGGCGCGACATTCACAGCGGCGACTGGCCCTAACCTGACCGCAGGCGCATCAAATTATGTGACGCCTCCTCAGTTAGCGACACCATCTACGCCATCGGGTGGGTCATTTACTCAGGGTGCAGCCCTTCCATCCATTACGACTACGCAACAGCAAGCCACGGCTGCTCCTGCGTGGTACATGGATTACCTGAACAACTTGGCAGGTACAAGCACTGCTGCCGGTCAGAACGCTCAGTACATTGGTGCGCAGCCATTACAGCAACAAGCGTTTGAACAAACTGCGGCGAATGTGGGCAACTATCAGCCAAACCTTGCAGCGGCTAATGCGCTCACGATGAACGCCGCAACGACTGCAGCTCCAAATATGGCGGCTGCATACATGAATCCCTACATCAGCGGTGTAGTTAATGAGGCTGGTCGCTTAGGGTTGCAGAACATCCGTAACACTATCTCTCCTCAGGCAACTGCGGGTGCTGTAGGCTCTGGTCAATTTGGATCAACCCGTGGCGCTAATGTGCTGGGTCAGAACATCACAAGCGCCTTGCAGAACTTGGGCGGTCAGCAACAGGGATTGCTTGCTGGTGGCTACCAGAACGCTATTACAGCCGCACAAGCCGACCTACAGCGTCAGATGGGCGGTGGGGCGCAGATGGGTGCTTTGGGTACGACGACGCAGAACCTCGGCATGGGTGATGTCAATGCGCTATCAACGATGGGCGCTCAGCAACAGCAGATGGCTCAGAATCAGCAACTGTTCCCGCTTCAGGTGGCTGCACAGCAAGCCGCTCTGATGAAAGGGTTCACGATTCCGACTTCGGTGTCCTCGACCTACACCGGTCCGATCCCCAACGCATATCAGACATC